ACCGGGTAGGGCTTCAAGTGGCGATTGGCGATGGTGATGGAGCTCGCTGTCGCGCTGCCGCTAGCCAGGCGATTGCGACGGCTAATGGGAATAGGTTTAAGCGAAACCGGCGAAGAGTCGAACGAGTCTTCGGTTAGGTTGCCGCGCACATACAACAGCCACACCCGCGTGTTGACCGGATGCACCTGCGCGTGGGTGTCCAGCAATCCGCGGTAAACGGTGTTGAGGCGAACGTTGGCACCAGTAATGGAGCCAGTCTTGAAGGCGATAAACTCCGAGCCAATCAGGCAGATGTTAGCTAGGCTAACACCAATGTCATCGTCGTTCGCCGCGAACATGGTGTTGAGCATTGCGAGCTGAGTATCCGGGTCCGGCACCAGGTCCACCGTGAGCCCGTGATCAGTGGCGTTGAGCTGACTGGCTAATTTGCCGGCCAGCAGAAAGCCACCCACCTTACCCACGATGGTGCTCGCCACTTCGAGCTCAATCAGGACGGCTGCGTCCGGCTGGTGACGTGCCCCAAACCAGACCCGGCGATACACACCAGGAAAGAATGGATCACGATCGCAGAAGGCTTTGGGTGCCTCGAACACTGAACGGTCCAACACTGGGATGTCCACCACTGCATTTGAGGGCGGGGTCCAGTTCGTTGGTGGCGGTGCACCATAGCTCCCGGCCTTATAGTTGAACACGTCCTCGACCACTGACAGCGTAATCTGTCCTTGCTGGAGACGGCCTAGGTCGATCTTGGTGACGCGCATGGCCAGCTTGACAATGCCCAGGGCAGTGTTCGACCACGCCACCACCTGGCCAGGGTTCACCGCGTGGAAGTTTCGGTCCACGATCAGAGACGCCTTGGCCAGCGGACGGCTGAGGCTGCGCAGCTCTCGCCAGGCTATGTCGTTCGCGAGTGCGGCCACCTTGACACCAGGAAAATTCATCTGTGACTGCACCACCGCATTCTGCACCCGGATGTTGGCACCGTCCTGGGCAGCACCGAAGTCTGTCACATAGTTGTTACCACGATTGGCGAAGTTGATGCGGATTTCGTTCTGCGTCTCATCCCAGGCACCCCGGCTATAGCTGTCTACTTCCAGCACACAGGACTCATCGGCGAGCGGCATTAGGTTGATATCGTAACCACCCCGTGCCAGCGTCACGATCCACTTGCCAGTGGTGCGGTCCAGGGTAACAACACCATCAATCTGACGTTCGAGCTCTTTGAGAAAGTCAGCAATCTCGATTGGGCTATCCAGCACGAAGCTAAAGCCATTACCTTCTGCTGCCAGGGTGGTGGCTGCAGTCGTGAAGTTGGCCACGTCAATATCGGTGGCCGGGAAAGCTAATCCCCAATCGTCATTGGTCAACACTTCGTAAATGACGTTCATCGGGTTCGCGTCCAGGCCACCATTGACGCCAGGAGTGCCTAGGGCCAGGCCGTTCGGTATGCGCTGCACTTCAAACCGCCACGGCGCAACACTGGTGGACGTGCCGATGTAAACCCGTTCCAGCGTAAAGTAAGAAGTTCCACGGTAGGACGGAGTATCCCCGCCCTGCTGCTGGAAGGTGGAAAGGTAGGCGCTGGCCGTCTGGGTTTCGTTGCCTACATGCCACCGGCCAGTGCCGATAATACCGCCACTGCCTAAGTCCTGGCCACCAAACCATTCTGGCTCATTGATGACCACCGTCCCTTCGGCAGTAAGATTCGGCTGGATGATGATGTCGTCCTCGACCCAAACCTTGAGCAGCTTATCGACTGGCCCACGGCACAGTGCCATCTGGATACCCAGGTGGTATTCATAACCTTTAGTAATTGTTTCGCTGCTGAAGATACCGGTCTTGACCTTTTCTGTTACCGCGATTTGCTGCAGGTCGCCATACCAGACCACGTTCGGTCCTTCCAGCTTAACGGTGCCCCAAACGAGTGGCACTATGCGTCCCTGAGTGGCGGTAGGAAAGCTAAAGTCTCCTAGGTTGGCCGGTCGGAAATTCTCGATCTTGGGTTTAGGACGGAGCAGCTCGCTCAGCACGAACGTTACCGCCCACAGAAATAATGTTAGCCAAAAGCCCATAGGTTTATCGCATTGCGCCCCAGCCACCGTTCGCCAGTGCACCTGCGGCACCACCGCCAGCACCACCACGAGCACGGGTGCCAACTCCTAGGCCAGTGGCGAATGGATTCTTCGGGGGCACGAACATAAAGCCACCGTAATTGATGACGTTGTTAAACTTCGTCTTGCAAGTCGGCAAAGTATGGTCACATCCGGCCAGGACACCTAGGGTCTCGCCGGTTAGGGGCACCGGGAACGGCGCGAGCACCGTTACGTTGTCGCCTGTCTGCGCTACGATCAGGCGAAAGTCAGTGGTGTCCGGGTTGACCAGAATACCGGCGATGGCCCAGCCCGCACCCTTCGCAATTAGGCCGTCCACCGTGTAAACATCGGCGTTGATCGCACTGCACAGGCCGTTGTGGGTGAACACCGCCGCACTAGCTTTGCAGCGCACGTCGAACAGCACATGATTGCAGAGACCCTGGAAAGTGAAGCGAGGAAACACTCGCCCGAGCGCACCAGTCAGAGGCATCACCCCAACCGTCGCCTCCTGGGCTTGTTTGGTGAAGGATACACTGCGCACCAGCCCCTTGAAGATCAGCTTTACTTCGGGCGTGGGCGTGTCGTAACGATGCAACCGAAAGATGGTGAGAGTTGCACGGCTACCCGGCACCAGCAGAATATACTTCGTAACAAACGGGTAGTCCGAAGGCATCGTAAGGTTGATGACAGACGTGCGTTCGTCCGGACCAACCGAGATTTCACTTCGGGAAACCGCAATTGGTGCGTAGGTGTTAATTCCAACAACGATTTCTTCTTCAGAACTGGTAAGGTAAAATCGTTCGAGTCCCACTGCAAACTCATACAGCTCAATGGGTGAGCCACTTTGGATACTGTTTTCATTCGTTGCAAATGACATAGTCCGTTAGTCAAATACGCTCTTAACAGGCACAACGAGGCGAGCATCGCCCACCGCACTACTGTGCTCAATCTTAATATCATCTGCATCCAGGCGGACCAGCTCTAGCATCTCAATCTTGAGGATATTAACAATGGGCACGTTCGACGGCCATGTGCTATCAACGACAAGGTTCTCCACGGCACCGGCTTCGGCACTCGAAGTAATGGCGCGGATAAGTTTGCTGCCGTCGGCCAGGTGGAGGCGAATGATATTCTTGGGCGAGCGATTCTTAACATACCGCGTATAGCCCACATTGGTGACCTGGAGCCCAGAGGCACCAGACGTAAGCTGCTGGGTGGGGATGAGTTCATGCTGGAAGGTGGGAATGTAGAACGAAGTTTGTCTCCCTCGCAGTGCATGCAGAAGCTGACGCACTTCCCAAAGTTTCTGGCGTGAGCCATTGATGGCCCAGCCCTTGAAGCTGATGTGCCGGTCCTTCGCCCAGGGGGTGGCGTTCTGAAACCGGCCAGTGTCGCTATCGATGCGAGTCATTTCGCGCTCGAAGTTCTTCTCCAGGCTTACGTCCGGCAGAAAATTGGGGTCATCCAGCAACACCTTACCGTTGTAAGTGGCGAAGGCCGCAGTGCTACCGAGCTGGACATTGTTGTCCTGGGTGGTAAAGCTAAAAAAGAAGTCAGCCACGTTATTCTGCATACGTGAGCCCTGGATCATCCGTTCGGCCAGGCAGACACGCAGCGGATAAACTCGCACACCTGCACTGTAGGCGTTCAAGGTGCCACTCTCGAGCGTTAGTCGGGTTGGATCAACGTCCAGCACGGTGAGCGCGTCATACTTGCTTTCGCTTTCCAGAATAATGGCGATGTCACCAACCCGGTAGTCTGCATAGGCCGTGGACTTCACCACGATCTCGGTAGCGCCCACCAGCACGTCTGCAGTTAGCTCCGTTGGCTCATACCAGACCGGTATGCCGAAGGCGCGTGCGTGCCAGTCGAAGACCAGGTTCTCGATTTGACTGCGCTCGACCGAACCCTCGCGCACTAACCGTAAGTCGAACGTCTGGCGGGGAGCCTTACGGAGATTGATGCGCTGTTCGGTGCCCCCTTGTTTCTCCAGCACATCGGTCAAGAAGCGCATGGTCTCGATCAAGGGCACTTCGGGTGCATAGGGAAACACGATGACCCGTAAGCCTTCAATGGGCAGCTCCAGGGTATAAATGCTCAGGCCGAAGTCGATGGTGCCTTCAAACACCGGCGAACCTTCCTGGGTAGCTTCCACCGTCAGCACTAATGAAGTCAGGTGCAGGATCGAAAAAGGTAAACCCGGTGCGGGCGGATTGAAGCCAACACCAGCACCCAGGTTGTTGACAATGGTATTCAGCAGTATGTTCGTTTTGCGGAAGGCGTTATACAGCTCCACTTCGGCTGTCACGGTGGTCAGCACCTGACCAAAGTCGATTGCCTTCGGGAATAGGTGCACCAGCTCGAACCAAGCCTGACTTAGATCTTCGGCAATACGGCCAGGTTCAGTTTTAGGTGTCAGCACTAAGGGGCCAATGCGCTGCTCAAGAGTGCTGACCGGACTGTTCATGTTCAGCACCTTAGTGGTGCGTTCGATGAAGTATTCGCCTTCTGTGTTGCCAGTCTCGGCAGGGGTCTTGCGGCCAAGGCCGTTGATGCCCAGGGAGTTGGCCTGCTGGCCTTGCTCGCGTAGCTGGTAAGAAAGGCGATGGAAGGTGTAACCAGCGCCGTTGTTATAGAGCAATGTTTTCTCCTCGGCAGTCAGCACTCGGTCCCAAAGACCTACCGAATCCATCTTACCTTCATGCCAGGTGCCGCCTTCCGGGTTGGTGCCAAGGCGCAGTATAGAGCCAAGGCCGATACCGGTAATGCCGGTCAAGTGGACAAGCGAATAAATGGTGCCGTTGTTCACCTGGATGTTAATCGTGCCTTCTGCTTTGTTATACCAACCTACGACGAAATACCAAGTGTCAGTGGCCAGTGCAGTGCCGTCAACGACGTTGTAACCGGTGCTGCCGTCATCGGAGACATAGAAGCGAAGATTGGTGCTGTCCTGGTAAAGAATCCAAACGTTCGTGCCTGGCCCTTCCCACTTGGCCACCAATCCACTGCCAATACCCAGGTCGATAAAGTAGAACCAACCGGCAACAGTAAAATCATGGTCTCCAAATTCGCCGATATAAATATTATCGGCCTGGAGCTCCTGAAACGCAGCCGCATCGAATAAAGCTGCAGCAACATTTCCAGCAGCAGCGATGCCTGCACCGTCTTCCACGCCATTAACGTCCGCTAAGGTTGCACTCCCTGGGTCAACCCGGCTCTTGCGTGGTCCACTGGCTTCATCCAAGTCCCACCAAGCCACCATGCCGTCGTGGAGCGAAGACCCGATCTGGTCTCTCAACCAAAGATCAGGATGAACGATGCCTGGACCAGTTGCCATAGCTTACGGAATTTTCTTAATCGCGAAACCCTGATTGCCGGTTTGGGGAATGGTGGTTTGCGCAGGGTCATGAATCTTATTCACCTGCGGAAAGATAATCCAGGTGTCCGGACCCACGATGACTTCTTGCTCTGGCGCAAACCGTCCGATGTTGAGCTGGCGGAAGTCCGGCAAGAAACCTAGGATGTGGATGTGCTGTGGGCTCGTGCCCCTGCGGTGGTAAATCGCGGGTATCGGTGCCAGTGGAATCAGCCCCTGGGCAGCACTCAATTGGTAGTAGCACAAGGCGTTCGGATAAATCCCACCACGGCCACCACCGATCAAGGGCACTCGTGCCACGCTGGCGTCATCGTTTCCGGACGTGGCGCTATCGCAGAACACGCCCCACTTACCGGTGCCACCTTGCCCCGGCATACCTTCCAGGTGCATACAGGCCGCAATGGTGTTATCGGTGCAGGCCACGTCGCATACGGTGGTGTGCAAAACACTCAGCGGAGAATTGACGCTGATTACGTGCCAGTAAGTGCCAAACAAGAATTCACCACCCACCCAGTTACCTAGCTTCGTCACCTTGCCACAACCGAAGTGCCGCCAGATGCCCGTCGAGATTTGAATGGCCGCATAAACGTAATCACCACTCGCGAAGAAGTGGTGGTTGATGTAAGGGCCATTAGTCAGCACATTGATGCGACGGCCTGTGGAGATAGCACCGGTGGCCGCAGCGATGTTTCCAGAATCATCTGGGTGGTTGCCGGGAAGATTACCGCCAGTGTAGCCAAGGCTCTGCCAGATGCCGATGTCGTCGGTATTGTCCCAATGGAACTGAACATAGACCGTGCTCTTGTGTAGCGACATACGGTCATTGCCGGTGTCGAATTCGTCTTGAGTCCAGCCAGCAGCAACCATGAAGTCCTTCAGCTTGGTCATCAGGTCTTCCTGGCTCGTCGCGCTTCCAAGTTGGTATGACATATTAGAACGATCGTTTTAGTGCGAGATAGTCAAAGGCATTGGCAAGGTTGGGGCCAGGAAAAAGAATATAGGTATCAGCGCCGAAGGTAACTTCGTCTTCGCTAGTCAATCCGGAGCCAGCGATGGGTGCCCACATCACATCGTTGTATTGACCCCACACCTGGCCGATCTGTCCTGGGCCAACCGGCTGAGTAGTATACAAGATGGTGGGCGGAAACAACAACACTTCGTGCGTGGGAGTCGATGGCACACCCCGCAATTCATAGGTGGGTGTAGTCCCAGTCTCTGGGCGAATGGAACGCCAGGCCCAACTGTTCTGGACACTCAACACCAGCGTATCAATCATGGTGATGTTGTTATCGCGAAAGCCACCACCAGGAGGCACGAAGTTTTCGGTGCGCTTGATGACGCGAGTGGAGTTGGCTGCACCAGTGGCTTCGGTCCAGTTGGTGATATTCTTCCAGACACCATCTGGTTGGCGCATCATGACTGGTCCAGCGCACTCTGACGGACTGGCTGCAGTAAGTTTAGTGGTGGGCTCAATGATTGAGCACAGGCTTGCTCGCGAAGAGTTGAACCGGGTTTCCTTCTGACAGGAGCAGCCGGATATGATCAATGGGTAAGGCCACTCGGTGTCCGTGTTGAATGGGTCAAGGAAACCAAGATACGCTTGCACGTAGCTGGTCCCAGGGCGTGCAAACACAATGATGCGACGGCCAGTGACGTTGAACCAGAATGGAAATGAAACATCGTCCAGGGGCACGTAGGCACCACCGTCGATCACCGGCTGGCCCGAGTCCCAGCGCCCAGGGGAAATACCCGGCTGTAGGTTCCAGGCGAGTGCGTTATTGAACCCGGTGAACCCGGCCAGCTCCCAGTTGAAGATGTCCGGACCCGCATCGCGGTAAGTGCGAATGCCAACATATACTTCGTCTGCACCACTGCCGATGCCCTGCAGGATGACTTCTTTCTCGGTGGTGAGATAAGTCGAATTGCGCAGCGTGGTCCAGGGGACAGCGCCATAGGTCAGGTTGAAGGTTGCGCCTGTGCCGGTGCCCCCGGTGTGGCCGCGTGGGTTCGCGGCTGGCGCAGTGTAAACTCCCGAAGTCCACATCTTGACGCCAGTGATGGCACCACCACCGCCGATGGTTGTGACCTTAACGGTTGCGGCGAAAGTAAATGTGCCGCCGGAGATTGTAAGAACGTCACCGACAACGTAGCCGGTCCCTGCGGCCTGTATGGCCACCGATATGGCGTGTTGTCCAGTGCAGTATAACACCAACTTGTCGAGCAAGTCGATGTAACTCGTAGCTGTTCCATTTTGAAAGGGCATATGCTCTAAGCGATACCGAGTGCGTTTTTAACGGCTGCACGATTTCTTGTCAAAGAATTTAGGATAACTTTGTCACCTTTTTGACTGGACATGGCTTCCGGCACCTTGTCTTCGCTATCCACATTGATGACCTGGACATTAACATTGGGGGGAGGCGCAGCAGCCGTGTTAGTCAAACTCTCGTTGGGCACCACGGTGCCTGCTGCGTTCGGCCTGAACAGTTCCGGACCACGTTCACCCACCAGGTAGGCGCGTCCAGAATTCACTGGACCACCATCCGCCTTCGCTCCCCCCAAAGCACCAATAACCCCGCCCACTAAGCCACCAGCGCCTCCACCAGCGCCACCAACGGCGTTGATCAGTGCGGCCAATGCTTGTCTGGCCAATAGTCGGGTAAGATCAGCTAAGATGCTGTCCACCAGTTTGGAGAAGTTTACTTCTCCGGTGGTGACAAATTCTACCAGCGCATCCTCCGCCGAATGCCAGGCGTTGACCAGCGTCTTCTCGGCTGCGTTGGCCACGTCCAGGATGTCGGCTTTGATCTTCTGGAAACCACGGCTGAACCCTTCGGCTGCAGTCGTGCCGGTCTCCAGCATCTGACCGCGAAGCTGGGCTAGGGCCAGGTTGTATTGCTGGATGGTAATGATACCTTCGTTGAGAAGCTGGTTCAGTGCTTCTTCCTGGACCTTCAATTGTGCCTGTGGCCCCTGAATCTGCTGCAGCAGTTGTGCGCGTGCGGTTAGTAGCGCCTGCTCTTCGATCAGTGCAGCAATTTGGTCCCGTTCCACCGCCGTGAGCTGGGACTTGATGTCCTTCTCAATCTTGTAAATCTCGGACAGCTTCTGACGTTCAATGCCTTGCAGCTTGAGCAGCTCATTCTCCTGCCGTAGCTGTTGAAGGTTTTCCTGGAGCTCTTTGTTACCCGGTCGTGGTGTCAGGTTGGCACCGCCTTGGCTCAAGGCACTTTGGGCTGCGGCTGCGGCATTCTTATCCTGTGCGCTCTTGGCCAGCCGGTCCTTGGCAATCTGCTCAGCGCGCACGAAGGTCTGGTCCAGCACCGCACCCACGGTCTTGATGTTGAACCCTTCCAGGAAAGCCTGCTGGACGGTGGCACCTAAGTCCTCGGCCTGCTCCTTCATGCCGTCGAACTTGATCAACTCGAAAGCACCGGACGTGCCAGGGATGTCCAGGCCAGGTAGCTTGTTGAGCACGGTGATGATCTTGTTCATCGCGTTCTCAGCAACCTTTAGCACGCTGTTGAATGCGCGAATGAAAATGGTCTTCAGGATATCCGGGAAGCGTTGGAAGGCTACCACAGAGGCATTGGCCGCACCTACGAACAGACCCACAAAGTTGTCAACCACTTCAGCGGCATACTCCAGCACCCCGCGCAACGTGATGTTGATGTCGCCGAAGATGCTGCGGAAGGCCGTAGCAATAAAGCCGAAATTCTCCTGGAAGAATTTGGACAGGCTGCTCACCGCCAGCTTGATCTCTGAGAAGGCCGCAAGGGCAAAGTCCTGGAGTGTAACAAAGCCGTCCGAAGTCAGGAAGATACGATCGCTGAACGCAATCAAGGCAGCAATGGCTGCAGTGATGCCTACCAATAACGCACCAATCGGATTCGCCGCAATGGCTAGCGTCAGCAGTCGTATCCCGGCGATAGCTTTACCAATCGCCTGCTGCGCAAACGTTACACCAATGATCAGTGAGACGGCCGCAAAGACTCGACCAACGGTGCTCATGTTATCCGCAAGGAAGATTAGCATCTTCGCAAACGATTGAGTGGCACCGGTAGCTCGATCAAATTCTCCAATAGCGCGTATGATAGCATTACGTAACACTACGAACGACTGGCCAATGCTAGGCACGGACTTGGCAAACTTCTCTGACAATTCTTTACGTGCATTCTTGAAAGCGTTGAGCACGATGTCCGCCGTGATCTTACCGTCTTCGCCCATCTTGCGTAGCTCGCCACGAGTGACACCGAGCTCTTTGGCGATAACGTCCGCCACCACTGGGAGCTGCTCCAGCACCGAGCGCAATTCGTCGCCGCGCAGTGTACCAGAGGCGAGACCCTGGCTCAGTTGGATCATGCCCGCATTCGCTTCCTGGGCACTAGCACCAGACAAGATGATTGCCTGATTCAAACTTTCGGTGAAGTCCAGCGTCTGCTGCTGACTGATACCGAGCTCACGCACGGCCAGCGCCGTGCGCGAGAAAACTTCGGTGGTGCCCTCGAACGAAGAGCGTGTCCTCTGGGCAATACCAAAGAGCTGCTCCGTCACCACGTTCAATTCGCCGATCGACTTAGTCACTACCCGCACCCGGTTCTGGATGTTGGTGAAGGTGTCTGCGAAGTCCAGCAGGCGTTTGATGGCTGCTGCACCGCCCAGGAGAAGCAGCGCCTTCCGCAAAATGGAAAGAGCACCACCACTCTTTTCGGCTGAGGCACCGATCTCCGCGATGTTACGACTAACAACACGGGCACCGCGTTCATCAACCTGAATCAATAGGCGTTCTGTCGGCATTAGTTAAGCACCTTTATCTTCTTGAGTAAAGCATTCGCCTGGAGGATAGCCCGTTTGACGAAATTGGCAGGTGCCTGCGCGGAATGACCTTCGTCCAGGCGCTGGATGTAAGGCAGGTTGTTGGATACAAATAAACTTTGGCCAGCTTTGCGACGGGCAATGACCGCAGCACCAGCTTCGAGGGCAGCACTGGCATTGGCACTCTCACCAATGCCAGCGCCTGAGCCTTTAGGGTGTGGCTTGTAAGCCTTACGGGTGCCGTTGGCCGGAGACCCTAGGCTGACAATCCAATTGCTCCTGGCCGTGCCAGTGTCCACCGGGGTGGCCAGGACCAGCTCCCGGTGCAGCACAATGCAGACCTTGCGGGCAACCGTATTCACGTTGCGCTCGACATTACTCGCTCGCCGTTTCATGCGCTTACCAAAACTACGCAAATCGTTTGCCATGATTTATTAGTGGCTTCTTTTCAGCCACCGGTTTTTCCGTTCGCTTGGATTGATGATTGATGAACGTGTGGTCCATGTGGCGCACGAAGTGGAACAGGTCATCCACTTGATCGTCGTCAAACTGATAGACTTGCGCATAATCAGCAATAACATTCCACGGTATCGGTGACACCCCGAAACCAACCTGCCTGCAGGTGCTTAAATCGAAGAACGCACCGTAATACAACTCCAGGCCGGGATGCAGCTCTGGTGCGTGCTGAATTTTCTGCGGGAGAGGAAGTCTCTCCCGCATACACTGCACGATGATACGCCTTTCGTCTTCTGGCACCATCTCCAGCGTGTAGAGAAGGCACTCGGTTAGTTTTTTGCAGATGCATCACGAATATCTTCGCGGAATAACGCCATCTTACCAGCTTGGTCCATGATGTCCCGCAGCAGGTCCGGCATTTGTTTGAACAGGGCCAGGCAGTTCTCCTTGGAGAAGTCCAGCTTCTTGCCGTCCACTTTGATGCCTTCCCAGCCGAGCACCACGCTTTCGGCATAGACTTCGGCCATCAGGTTTTCGGCAGCTTCGTTGTCGAGCATTTCCGACTGGATAGCGCGTCGCAACGGACGGCTCTTCTTCTCGAGGCACTTGGCGAACGCTTTGTTAGCGCCACCGGCACGAGCGATGTTGATTTTGAATTCGCCGTAGTCGAGGACGATTCCTTTCGTCTCCAACTCGGCGTTCGTTTTGAACAGGTTTTGAACGTTTGATGCCATATGTTTTTGTTTGGTGATTACATGGCCAATGTCGGCAGGTAATCCCAGAACACCATGAGCAAAGTGTAGTCCATAGTGCTTGCAATTTTCGCTGCCGTCGCCGCATCCATGCTAAGCGGCAAAGTAACCGGCTGGTCTTGCTCGATATTCGCACGACCGTCACCCAGGGCAATGAGTGGCAGGTCAATGGCGATACCGGAATTGGCTTTCGCCAAGATCATGTCCAGCGTGATGTCCGAGTTGTTGCGCACCGCAGCCACCGCAGCGATGTCGCTGAAGTAGGCGGTAAGGTCTCCACTGACCTGGAAGGTGCCAGCCGAAACCGAGAAAGCACCGAGCACGCCAATGGCTTTGTTCGGATTGACATTGTTGTTGATGTTCAGCGACACGTCCGTGACGAACGCGAACAACGGGGTGGGTGCGCCGTCCACCAGCGACACCAGCGACATTTTCACCCGGCTGAAGTCCGAGCTGGTGTTGAAGGCGTCTGCCTCAACGATCGCGGGACGGCTACCGGTCTTGACCCCCTGGGCCGAAGTGCGCTGCTCATTGTCATTACTGACGAAGGACAAATCACCATTGATCTTGTCCGCCGTCGCGATGCTCAAGGCCAGCTCATTGCAAATGGAGCCAGTGAGATATTCGCTTTGCAGCGCGTTCGGGAAGTCACTGTCCGGTGCGCCCAGGGTGCGTTCGAGTTGATAGGTGCGCGCCTTGACCAGCGTGCCGGTCTCGTTCTTGAGCACTCGGCCCAGGAAGACGCGGATGGTCTTGGTCGCACCTGCGTCCGTGACCAGTGTGTTCTGGGTCTTGTCCAGGGTGATGAGACTCGCAGTGACCGAGCGCACCCGCACGAAGCAATTGTCCGCCACCGTGGCGAACTGCTCGACCAGCGAGTCACCACCGATGAAGAGCCATTCGCCAGGAATGAGACCGAGCTCGGTCAGGTTCTTCGCAGTGGCACCCAAGGTGGGGAAGGCCACGCCACCATTGGTGATGGTCGCATCCGCTGTAGCGAATTGGAAGCCCACCACTACGACGGTTGCACCAGCCGCAGGAGTTTCGTCCACCAGGTTTTCGGCCACGGTGATGTCGGCATCGCCACCGGCGAGGGTGCCGCCACCAAAGCTGGTGTTCGTGCCTGACTCGGTCGTGGTAATGGCGTTACCGCCAGGACCGTCGCGTAGCGCCGTCACGTTCATGTTGCCTGCGTTCGCGGAGGCAGTGACCGTGGTATGAGCAAGGGTGCCGGTGCCGTAGTTCGTGCCAGCACCTGCGCCACCGGTGATGGCCAGCACCAGGTTGTCCCGTGACAAGGCTGCGCTCGCACCGATTAGCACTTCGTTCGCCGCACCGGTCAGTGCAGTCTTCCAGGTATAGACTTTGCCGTCGAGGGTGACAGTGTCGTTGTTCGCGGGTTGGCCAGCGAAGGTCAGTAGGCCGGTTGCCTTGACCGAATTGACGGCAGTGATGCGATGCAGGCCGTTGTTCTGAGAATTGGTAAACCCCGTCATGAACGTCAGGCTGTTGACGAACATACCTTCTGCGTGGTCCAGTTCATATTTATCGGTGGCCGTGGTTACGCCAGAGGCAATGCCTTCGCCCTTGCGCCGCAAATCGGCGAACATGAATCCCTGGAGCATGTCCTGGAGATTCGATTGGGTCAGGTCCATGTTGAACCCGCCACTGGCATCCAGGTCAGTGACCACACCTTTCTTGCGTTGGCGCGAGGGATTGATGGGGTTGCGCGAGAGCAGCGTCAGGTTGCCGCCAAAATCATTATAGGAGTTAGGCTCCAGTGGTTTCCAAACCGGTGAACCCGGCAGCACGCCAGGAGAGAGCTCTTCGCAATAACGAAGACCAGTTACGTTGCTATCGATTTTGTTTACTTTAGGCATACAAGGTTTACTTTCTATTTAACTTCGTCGTATGTGAATTCCACCAGCACATTCGTCTGGTGCCATTCGCCATCTTGCCCGATTTCGTTTGCTCTTACGTTGCGAAACCAAACGCCATTCAAAGTGGCTTTACCTTCGAAGGCATCTTGCACGACCTTAGTGAGCGTATCGGATTTCGTCAATCCCGTTCCATAAGGCGTAAAGACCTGGACAGTTAGCACTCCATTTCTGGTGAAAATCTTTTTACTGGTATTATCGGCCAGCGATGTCTGGCCACTGGTGACGTGCTGCAAGGTGACACGTGCCCAGGGGGAGCCAGAGACCGGCTGCGCGACTTTGGTGCCAGCGAGACCCTTAACCCCTACCACGGTATCCGGATAGAAGACCAGCACGTCCACCGTTGCGCCATTGGCGAGCCAGGCCGTGCGTAAGTGGCCGAGAATTCCGTCGCGTGCTTGAGTGATGGTTAGGCTCATGGGTAAGTCAGGCCGTTACCGGCATTGTAAATAGCAGCTCGGTCTGCTTCGGTTAGGTTGCCGGTCCACAATGCTGCTTCGTCGATGACTCCTAAGAATGGTTGAGTGCCGTCCGAAGAACTGCCAATGGTAAAGTCTTCCGGTGCTGCTGTGGGTAAGAAACCCCCGGTAGTTACTTCACCTACATTGTTGATGCGAATATGGTATTGCAGCAGGCCATCCAGCCAAACCTGGATGAGATTCATTTGACCAACGACAATTGGCACGGCAGAAGTAATTCGTGCAAATTGAAAAAGCAGTGAGCTGTAAAAGCTAAGCGCATAGGTGCCTGCAGCGGTCAGCACAATATCCCAGCCGTCCACCGAACCAGCATTATTCTTGGCTAGCACCGTTCGATCCACTCCCAAGGCTGTTGCCTTGGCCCATACCGCCATTTCAAATGGTGCAACGAAGCCAAAGGCCGGTGAATTATTCGTAAGTTTTTGGGTGCCAGTAAACGAGGCACCACTGAGAATTTTTCCTGGAGCGATAATGGGTGCCGGTGAAGGTGTCAGGTGCCTCGCACCAGTGTGGGCGTCTGGCCAGGTTACACCAGCCGGTCCTTCAAGACGATACCAGGCTACCAGGTTTGTTAGCAACGAAGCAGGAAAGATGGACGAGGGTATTACACCGGTGGACACTAACAAGAAGATGTAAAGCAGTTTTTTCGTGCCAGGTCGGAGCACTTCCACGTGTATAATCTTAAATAGGGAATTGGTCTCAACTACTTCGTGGAACGTTTCTAAGTCGAACGTCAGTGCTGAGTCCGAAGCAACTAGCGCCACTGAATCAATCTTGTTGATCATCTCCTCGCCGGTTACACCCAAACCCATTTTGGCTGCGCTGACTGGATCAACGAACACGGCCTTGGCCTGGACTTCCAGTTCTGCCGGGTTGCGCACATTCTCTGACGCACGCCAGGGCTTGGTAGGGTCATCGACCTGAGTGCCCAGGCGACGGAAGGTGACAGTGCGGCCACTCGCCTCAATCAGGCGTTTGGCGGTTGCAGCAAGTTTCGTATAGTCAGGCATATTTAGCCACGGTGCGCATCTCGACTAATTGACGAACCCAGCAGCTCTTCCAGCCACAGGTCCGCCTCTGGGTAAGGTGGAAGGAACATCCCGTCCACCAGCGTGCTGCCACTGCTAATACGGGTAGAGGCACTCTGGGTTTCGGCGAACTTTACTTCTTCCTCGATTGGACCAACCTTCTCCTTTTTACTGATGACCTGCCCTGCAGTCACCGCCGTCGCACCACCAGTGGCATCTCTTGTGGTGAAAGGTAGTGCAGGGTCAGGCGCTAAGATGCCCAGGGTATGTGCCCGCAGTGCATACTCTGCGCACGCCTTAACCAACTGCGCGGGCAGGCCATCAAGAATCCATCCGTCTCGGTCCCAGGCGTCGAGGCGTGGCCACTCCAGCCCCTGGGTCTTCTTAAGACGAAAACCTAAAAACCTTCGTCCGAAACGTTTGTCAATGTAGTCCGAAGCCTTAATCGCCGCAGCCTGGATTTGTGGATCAGTAATCGCGGTGATGTCCTTACCACGATCAGTAAAGTGGTCCTTGAATTGCTGCACAGCGATGTAGCTGTTCGCTCCTGCCACTCCGGTGCCTGTTTCTTGCGTAAAGGGCATACTATTTCTTTTCGGTTAGGCCGATGATTGGACGCCAATCGTGCTCGACGATGGCCATAGGACCAAAGTTAATTTTCTTCTGGTAACGGACGCCAAGTGCGTCCTGGGTCAGCAGCCACACGAAGTATCCCTGACCTTGGGATGAATGATAAACCGAAACGCCCACGTCACAGTTGATCTTCCTTTGGGGCAGCACCTGGACGCGCTGCTGGTCCTGCACCACATGTAATGCAGGCAGCAGGGTTTGCACTTCTGCCTCGATCAGTGCTTTCTTAGCGTTAGGAATCATGAGAGTCTGGCTACCGCGATTTCGCTAAGTTCAATGCCAGGAGAACTGGTGTTCCACGAAAGGTTGACCGAGTCGCAAGCACCTGCACCTTCGTCCATGGCCAGGGCGATGTTCCCCGAAGCTGCATGGTTGGTCAGCACCGGTGTCGCCGCTTCCATTTGCTGGAGGAATACTTCTTTGGAGATATCCGCAGGTGTGGTATTGACGCTGCGTCGGAAGAAGTTAGCAGTCCAGTTCGGCGAACCCTTGGTGATATCCAGCAAGAAGATAGTGCGGTAGCCAGTGGCCGGGTCTGCAAAGATATGGCCCACGCTGCCAGACCCAGCCGTGTAGGTGCTGCCCACGCGTCTTACCGCGAAGTGAGACCAGCTATAGCTGGGCGGTGGGCCAGCCACACGGGTGGCGGTAACACCGTTCGCATAAACGTCTGGGCCAAGACCAAAGAAGTTGGTGGTGGTTGCGTCGCCGAACAGGTTGGTCAGACCGGAGCAAACCCCCAGCCCCCACTTGAGGGAGCCAACATTACCGCCACTGTCTGGCATCGTTTGGCGTAAACCAATACGAATTTTGTTCCAGGTCGTGCCAATGAAGAGCGTGCGAGCGAGCTGTGAGTTAGACAGGACGAAACGTTTATCGTCCAGGCCACCGATATTTCTAAGTAAGATTGATGTTGCCATAAATTCTTATACGTCCCAAGCACCGGACCAGCCCGTGCCACCAGTTTGACCAACAGCATCGGCGCCATCCGCGTAGGCTTCGGCATCGTCTTCGGCTTTAATGCCGGTATAGTTCACTGTGTCCTGCCAGGAAAGAAGAAAACCAAAACCGCCATTGAAGACATTAGCTTCGTCAAAGGCCACAATGCCAAGATAGTTTGGTCTATCCACCCAAGGGCCATTCCAGGCATTACCATTGTCCAGGGGTTCAATAATGGGTGGGTCAGTCGGCTCATACGCTTCGCCTGAGTCGCCGCCACCGTCCAGAATATCTAGCTCACCAGGATCACCACCGCCTTCTTCGCCTTGATTGTAACGTCGATCACGCATCCAGTCATAGATGGCCGGGTTATTAGCGCCAGAGGCAGCACGCTGAACACGTGCTGCCTCCCCGCGTAATCCACCGTGACCTGGCTGGATTCTGAATGCGCGTTTCGACATGCTTAGGTGCCAGTGCTTGGACCCTTGATCACGCCACGCATGGTGCCCATCACTTTGGAGCGAGGATCACCCGTGCGCGTGGCACGTGCGTTGATGTTCTTGTTACCGCCAGTGGCCGGACGGCTACGCTGGCTTACCGCACGCTGGTGCGCGCCTTGTTTTGTCGTGGTCGAGACCATAGTTTGTTCGCTTTCGTTACTGGTTTGTTACTGTTGGGGTGGAGCACCATCGCCTTGCGGCGCAGTGCCTGCGGCAATCTCCCGGCTAAAGCCAGGGATGGCTGCTTCAATTTCTTTTCGCGTGACCTGGCCACCGCCTAACAATTGCTCCACCATCGTCAGCGAGGGCAAACCCTTCTGCGTCCAGTGAGCATCGTTCTTCGGGTCCAGGTTGTTCAACGCGCCAATCAGGCGCGTGTGTAACCGGGGGTCTTCGTGTCCGTCCCCCGTGGATAGACTGCCGGTTCCCCCTCCCTGGGTTCCGCCATCTCCTGCGCCGTCATTTGTTTCTTGCGCGGTAAGTCCGGACCCATCCTGTTCTCCTGCGCCAGATATCGTCTTTGTCTGGTGGCCGAGTGCTGTGGCAGGAACTTGACTTGCATGTAGTTCTCCTTCTTCCGGACTGAGACCCTCCGGGTAGGCTTGGAAGCAACGACCCAGGTAAGTAATCAGCCCTTCGTTTTGGGCAAAGCTGCCAGGCAAAATAACTTCTCCCTTGGTAAACTGAATGCCACGGAGATTCACGGTCTTGCCAGCATAGTGACCGTGAAGAATTAACTTTACTCGTGATGCCATAGTATGTGTTTGTTTTGGAGTTTAGGGAGCTGGCACCCGCGAAGGCACCAGCTCCCGACAGTTTAGCTGGTGATACCGTCGGCCAGCGCGAGTCCCTTTTCAGAGAACAGCGCCAAACCGGAATACCACTTCACACGCCAAATGTGTTCGTCTTTGGCTTCGGCTTCACCAACGTCCACGACGTTGATGCCTGCCTGACTTTCCGCAGTCAACCCGGCGATACCGTGCTGACGCGAACCGTCATCGAAGTTTCCGGCGAAGACCATGGTCTGGTTGGAGCCAGTGCCCTTCACCTGGTTGATGGGAATCCAGTCGTTACGGAAGATGGGCGTGCCACGATAGGCAGGCACTTCCGCACCGGACGGCAGCGTAACCACGTCGCCGATGCCAGCGCCACCGAGTGCGCGCAACAGCGAGAAGTAGGCACGCAACGGACGAGAGTGCATCGTAATCCAATCCACCTGCCCGTCCTTGTCCACGACCAGGTCGAGGAGTTCGTCGAGGAAGGTGAACGACAACGCGCCACCGTTCGCACCCGTGGCCACCTTCTGGGCAGCAGCACACAGGTTGATCAGGCCATTGAACTGATCACCGGCACCAGTGCCGTTGATGAACATGTCCTGCCATTGACGGCCACAGCTTTTCGCCTTGGAGGCGATTTGCGTAGCAGTCTGGTCGTTTCCGTCGCTGGAGCGCGTGGCCTGAATCAGGCCGTTCACTTCAGCGTCACCGATGATCGTGGTGAGCGAGCTGGTCACTTGCGTGAACGTGGCAGCAGCTTTCGCTGTGATCGTGCCACCAACGCCAAGCACCTGCGTATCACCGAGAACGTTTTCTCGGTTGTAAGCGAGCGCGTTGCCGCTGATCCCGTCGAACGGAATGACTTCGAAGATACGATTAACCGTGATCACATTTTCGATCACGCCTGCGACCAGCTCGTTCTGAGCTAGCTTTGCCGATTCGGCCAATGTTACAGAAGGCATAAGTAATCCAATTCTTTCAAATTTGTTGTTGTTTGTTTACTGCCCTGTCTTTGGATCACCCGCAGAGGGTAGGTGATTACGGAATCACTCCGAATCGTTTACTCGCTGTTACTTGAACAGGATTCGGGGAAGGAAGGCAAGACCTATTTTTAGGTGATTGGATAAGTCTCCACCCAGCGCTGCTTGCCGATGCGCCGTGCTCTGCGGCCCATCACCACCGAACCGGATGGAATACCCAGGGTTACTGTGATATCTCCAAAGGTTTCCTGGGAGGGTATACCGCCCAACACGATCTGTTGCGATATGGTAGGGGTGCCAAATGCCTCCTGGGCAGCAATGCCTTCTGGCCGGACCTGCTGGCTAACCACCGGGGTGCCGAAAGCTTCACTGGTCTCAATGCCCAGGGGGCGCACCTGTTGATGGACGCTGGGGGTGCCGAAAGTTTCAGACGAAGCAATACCTTCAGGGAAGATCGTTTGATCCGGCGGTGGACTGCCTTTGAGTAAAAGAAGTAGGCTCAATTGTCCACGCAGAATCCGACCAGCCAGCCGGAGTTGCCTGCTGCCGAATTCGTTTCCTGGTTGAGACGAAGACCTTGGTTCTGACGCAGCACGATGCCACCACCACGTTCGCGCAGAATCCAGGGAATCACATCCATGCCTTGATAGGCACCACCGGCCAATTGATTACCGGCCTGGGTTTCTTCGCTGTGGGTGTAGTAGCGTCGCAGCGACGTGCTAGCCGTTGCACCACCCGTTGCCTTGAGACGGCAGGTGATGTCGGTGTCCAGTGCTGGATCAGTCGTGTCAGCAAGCCATGCGGTTTGTGCGGTGCCAGCAGTGCCGATTGCGGTCGTGCGCAGGAGCTGCCACTCAAAGCCAACCCCGGTCACTGCGGTTTCCAGGTCCACAATGTGCTGGATGGAAAGCACACGAACAATCTTGGCCGCATCCGCATTGAACAAGTCCCACATCAAGGTGGAGGCAGCAGCGACGTGCACCGTTGGACCAATGGAGTAAAAGTAATCAGGGAGTTGGTGTATCAGGTGGCCGTCCGAATTCGCCAGCATGATGGCCTGATAGAGTTTCGCGTTTGCAGTATGTGCTGCGATGATGGTGCCAGCGCCTGCCGTGATTGGGACATTGCTATCGGCTAACATTAGAGTTTGAAGATTTTGTTCGCACCATTGTCGAACGTGATAGTGATGTTGGCGGTGTTCGGTGTTACTGGCAGGCCGGTGGCCGAATCGATGTAGGCCACCAGACGCGAAGTGCCTTCCGTGCCGGTGTGCTTGTAGATGATCAATGCCTCCGAAGGATCGCCAGACACATTGGACAGCACCACGTCATCCGCATCGAACACGCGGGCAGTGATGGTCTTGTTGGCCAGCGCCGTGGCCGCACTGACGCGTGCACCCGCAGGCACGTCCGAAAGGAATTCGTGCGTAGCCAAATTGACGGTATAGTCCGCCACGTCAATCAGGATTGCACGAAGGTCATCGGTTTCCAAATCAACCTGACTCGCTTCCTGTTTCAGGTATGATTCCACGAATTTCTGGTAGAGTGCGTTCATCGCTCAAGGCAAGTTGAACACCAATTGCGGAAATTAGGCAAGCGAAAAACAAAAACCCCACCGGCTTGCTCAGGGCCAGTGGGGCTTGGGCGTGGCAGGGGCTAATCAGGGACTGATGTTGACGGTGGGCGCACCGGGGGCACTCGGCAATGGAGGCGTGGCCGTTGCGGGCGAGGCACCACCCTGGCCGGTCAGGTTCACGGCACGCACGGTGACGTAATACTGGTAGCCAGGAGCCAGGTTGGCCTGCAAGTTGGTCGAGGCGGACGAACCAAGCAACTGGGGATTGCTGGTGCCGTTCGTCGCGACGTAAACGTTGTAGGACAACACCTGCTGTTCCGGCGGACTGGCTGGCCAACTGATGTCTGCCGTAGCAGCGACAATCGGTATGGCGGTAAGCGCAATCAGCGCGATGCAGGCGAGGATGGTTTTGTATTTTCGTTTTATGTTGTTCATATGTTTTGCTCTTTCTTTATGGGTGTAACCCAAAGAAGCACCGAGAATACTAATTTGGTATCTCGGCGCAATTCTTATCTGCCTGGACGTTGAGCCTGACCCTTGGCCAACCCGGCCTGAATCTTTTGCATTGAGGTCATCTGGTCCCGCGCAGTCGTCTGGGTGACGTGCTGCGTGCGCTTACCCGTGCCGGGAGGCGTGCCACCACCAGGAGGCGTTTCGCTCTCGAACAAACGGCCAAACTCCTGCTGGCCTTTCATTTCGCTGACCAGCTCTTTGATGGTCATGGGCGCACCGGTGGCACCAAAGCGAATGTTACCTTCCGCGTCCACTACCTGGACGTTCAGGTTGCCGTCCTTCTCATCAACCTTGACCTGGTTACGCACGAACGGCAGCAACAGCTTGGGCACGCCTTTTAATTCGGCGATGGCCGTGGTGGCGGTGGTGTCCACCAGGTGCGCATAGAGCTGCGTGGTCAGCCCTTTGATGCGGGTGTCGCGTGCAGTCAGCTCCTTGCCATGGGCTTCCTGCAGCGCCTTCTTGATGTTCTCCAGCTCCTTGGCACCTTTCTTGTCGCCGCCAAGCTTGGCTTCTTCCAGCTTGGACGTGACACTGGCGAGAATTTCCTCGGGGGTTGCACCGTATTCGGCCAACCCGGACAAGTCCACTACCTTGGTCTTGTAATTCTTCGCTTCGGTCCTTGCGGCCTTGAGCGAACCATTCAAGCCAAGGATCGTCTTTACAGACGCCTTCACAATGGGGTCATCCCTGAGGGTGTGCTTGTCTCCGGCTTGGGCGTAAAACCCACGAAAATCTTCCGGGACTGCGTTAATATCCGTCACTTCTGGGGCGAAGGCGAATTCCATATCTTATTGCTCACTTTCTTGTTTCGTTTTGTGACTCACTCACATTCAACGAACCAGGCTCACCCTGGTCTCGTCGTTTCTCAAGAATGGTTGGTTCCATATCCTGAGTAAAGCTTAATTTGATGCGATATTTCCTCTCACATACCACGCAAATCGGAATGCCACCCAGGCACTCTTCCTTATGGTAGATGCCCAGCAGGAAGGGGCGTGTCTGTGGGTGCCCACAGGTGGCGCAACGGACGATAGGCCCAGGGGTGGTTGGTGGGCTCCAGCGCAAACTTAAATCGACGAAGACCGTTATGGCCATGGTCCTGCCTCGTTAGTTAGCGTGATTATACCACGGAAGAAAGCAGCATCATTGGTGGTGGGCGGCACCAGCACCTGGTAGATGCGAAGCCAGTTCACGAAGTCCGTGCTCTGCTCGATTGCTACGAAAGTATTGGTCATGCCCGTCACCTGACTGATCTGCATTTCCATCTGCAACGGTGGTCGATTGGTGAACAGCGGTCCAGCCGGTTCACTTTCCAGGCCAGCCCAATTGTAGGCCGTGAGGGTAAAGTAATTCGTCACACCCCTGGGCACGATCATGCAGGCATTGCTGATGGCCGCACCCGGCAGGTCCACACGCTGTGTATACATCCCACTTTCCACGCCTTGATAGAGGCGATAACCCGCCAGGTCCGGTTCGGAGTTAGTGCGCCACTGGAAGCAGATGCGGTAGGTGCCCTTCCACACATTGGACTGCGCGAATAAGTTTGACGCTGACAAGAAAAAGAAGAACCCTACTCGCAGCAGGTCACAGCGTGTAAGCCACCCCAGCCGTCGTCGATTAAGCTTGGGCGACACGTCCAACCCGGTAAGGCTGACATGCTCACTGGGCACCTTGTCCTGGTAACGAGTAGGGTGGTGAGATTTCATTCAAAGTCCTCTGGGTCTAAGCCTGCGCGCATGAACGCAGTCGGGTTGGTTTCGGCCAGTTGTTCTAGGTTCAATTCGTTACCGGCCTTGTCCACGAATTGATCAAGCTTCAAGCCACCACGGCGAAACAGTGCACCCTTGGCGTTACCCAGCACATCGTCCTGGAAGGCTGCAGGCTGGCGTTTGAGCCACTGTTCGTAATTTACATTGGCGGGCACCGAGCCCACCATGTCCTTGGTCCACTGGTTACGCGCCTTGCGCATTAGTTCGTTACGCTCACCCGCGTCCAGATCCACCCACTTGGCACCGGCCTTGGTCTTGGCCAGCTCCCGGAAGTTTACTTCGTTGCGGTTGCCAAGCATTGTGGGCCGTTCGCCAATCGCTTTGCCGATGCCTTCGCCGTCCAGGTAAGCTACCATCATACTGCGACAATTCGGATGTGCCGGTGGCCGAGCAGAGAGAGGCTCTAACTTCGTCATCCCCCTTGGTAACTCTCGGTGGGCTAACGGGGATACTCGTCCGTCTCTCGCTCGACACACCGCACTTGTTCGCCCATCCAACGTGGCTACCCACTTCAGGCCAGCGACAATGTCGGAGTTTTCGGTCCATACGGACTCCCGAGCTGCCGTGCTGACATGGTTTACGGCGGTGCGAACAATAGTCTCTGCGTTGCGACGGGTTACAGCGAGCAACCCATCAGCGAAATGATTAGCTTTGGTGCCAGCGATGCGCTTGACCATCTGGTCCACCGTCTCGCCCTGGACGATACCGAGCTGGAGTGCGTTGACCAGCCGTGCCTGATCCGTGACCCGCAGTTCATCGAACCACTGGCCCAGGGTGGACCCACCTGCAAAAGGTTTTGCGACCAGTTCTTGTAAGCGTTCGATGGGCACCGCGTTGAACTTCAGCTCAATGGGCAGTGCGCCACGTATCAGTTTCAGCTCCACGTCTGCCTCCAGGCGCGAAAGGCCGCGCATGCTGCCTCCGAGCTCGGTCTTCACCTGGGCAATCAGCTCCTTGCGCGTATCACGAACAGAGGCAAGCAGCTCACGAATGCGATTGATGGCCAGGTTGTTGCGCGCCTTGCCAGCGACAGGAGCCAACCGTTCACGTAGTTTCGCGGTTAGCTCCTTGTCGGCCTGCTCCATCAGGCGTATCAACCTGCGGACTTCTCCAGCAGCCAATCGGCGCACTTGTATCTGGTGGCGCAGGGTTGCATCCAGCAATTCTTCGTTGGCAGTTCGTGGCATTATTGTCCCGATCTTTGGCGGTAGTTCTTCGCTTGGTCCGGGTCCACACGGCGCATGCGCTTCATCAGCTCATCGACACCGGGTGGCTTCTCGATCTTCGGGTGCTGTGGTTCGCTACCGTCGCCGGATTGTGGGCGAGGCATCAACGGCCTGGGTTTCTGTTTTTGTTCTGGCATAAAATTAAACTTCGTCTGCGCGTTCGGTTGCCTCACTGCAAAGCAAGTGCGCTTTCAGGTGCAATGCACCTATCACTGAGGCATACGAAATGTCATACTCACTGCGAAAGCGTTCTACCAATTTGTCGAGCTCGTCCGCAAAATGATCAATCTGTTGTCCTTCGTCCATAAGTGTTTTCAGTTCCTACTCGGTTCTTACTGTTCCTTATGGCTTCAGCTCAGACGGGTGCAGCCAGTAGTTGCCTGGAGCCAGTTGGTGCGACTTGTGGACGCACGAGCTCCGATGCTCCTTCTGCTGACCATACTGATCACGACGGTCTGGGTCCAGCGTAACGAACACCAGGTTGATGGGGCCAACGTAGGTGTTTGGATCATCCAGGTCCAACTCCTTGCGTCCCCACGACGCGGTAATGAGCGCATCGTGTTGCTTGCTGTGTTCGTCCACGTAGATCACGTGGGCACCGTCTTCGAGTATGATGTTTCGCATTATGTTCCTTCTTGTTCCTTCTCACGCTGGCGGTTTAACATATCGTGATGTGCCTGGGCAAACAGTCCCATGGCTTGATAGAATCCACCATCGTAAGAAATTCTCTTCTGGACAAATCCATCGTCCGTCTTCCAGGTTACGGCCAGACCAAACCCGTCGAAGTGCTCACCCAGCTCCAGGCAGGCTCGTTTCAAAACTTGTTCTTGTGCTGGTGTCATTGCTGCACTTCGTTGATTGAGTAATCGCCCTTGTGCTGACGCCATTCCAGCCAGGCTGGGTCTGGCCTGATCAGGTGGTGCTGGAGCGAGTGCAGCAGCCGGTTCGTAATCATGCGCGCTGCCGGGTGGGGCATGAACACCACGGGTTTGATCTTCATCTGCTTCAGCACTTCCATGTCCTTGGCGAGCAGCCGGTGCACCGAGTCACGCGCCTGATTACCACACACCAGGTAGCAATCCCAATCACGACGAAGGATGGCACGTCGCAGAAACAGCAGGTCCGGCGGTAGTCTAACCTTCGCACAAGGCGCGCACTTGGAGCTGCTGTTCGTCACCCACAGCTCGTGCTGACCGCAGATGAAGTAAAGCTTCTTACCGGTGTGGTTACGCGGGTTGATGCGGAAGACGTTCGGTGCCTCGGTGCGGGCTGGGTCCCACATGTTCTGGAGTATGGCAAGAATAGTCATTTATGCCTCGCGAGTTCGAGCCAGGTCACGAACCATTGGGCGTCGTGCCAGCTCTGATAGGCTGCACCCTGGTGGTGGCCAATCGGCGGTTTCGTCGATGTAGCAGGCATAGAAGCCTGGATCACCGAGTGAAGGAGGCACGAAGTGCGGTCCTGGCCTACCACAATTGGGGCAGAGTCTTTCAACCTGCCTCCCGAAGAAAGCTTTGCGTTCATTCTTTTGGTGGTTGGTTAGTTTCAACAGCTCCTCCACACGCCAGCTTCGAGGAAGCCATGGAACACTGTGCGCCCGTCGTTGATCAGTATGGACGGCGAGACCGTAATGGTGCCGTCCGGGTGTTCTTCAACGTCGTGCGCTTCGAGCGAGCCCATATGGTTTCCGGGTGGGTGCGCATACCAGATACCGTTCTTACCTTTGCCATACTCGCCTTCTTTGAGAAGAAGCTGGCCTTCTTGATTGGGCTGAACACGATTTCCTTTCATAGGTTATCCACGGTTGGGGGTTCAATGATCTTACCGTCTTCGTCGCACTGATTGACTTTGCGTATGATACCCAGCGGAGTCTTTTCGTGGAAGATCTCCCTCGCCTGGGCTTCGCACATTACACCTTCCGCCATCACGTGCTGAATTGCGCGTGTCGGTGGGGTGTAATATTCAATCAGAAAGTTCATGCACCTTCAGCCGGTGGTTGTTGCTGCGCACCTGGGTCCATGTCCTGCATGGTCTTGATCATCTGCGCTTCTTCCTGCTTCAGCTCGTCCACGTCATCTTCCGGGTCGTATTCGTCATGCAAGATACCACGGCGTTTCAACTCATCGATGTAGGCCGTGCGGCTGATGTCGCGCCGATCGCGTGCCTTGTCCAGCGTGCTCAGGTCCGCCGGGTCAATGGTCTCAGGTCCGAATTCGCGATTGATCTTTACGGTGCCACCGGCTTCGACCTGCATCCAGGCCGCAGTGAATTCCAGCGCCTTGTTGACCGCATCCTCGAAACGCACCGTTACATCCTGCAAGGGCGAAGTCGCCTCAGCCGAATCCAGGGCACGTGCGGTCGCCGTCTCCGTGCCTGAACGCTTGCGGAGAAACTCAGCGCCATACTGTGCCATCTGGGTCTCCAGCGCCTCCATATCCTTCTGACCTGCTTCCAGTGCTGCACCGGTGTGCTCCACATAATAAAATTCGCTGTCTGCATTCGAGGAGAACAACCACTTGTTGGGGCCAACCACAATATCCTTTTCGTCCTGCACCCCACTGCCTGCCAGGATGGGAAAGCGAGCCACCGTTAAGCAGTTGCGCTGGTCCGAAGAGCTCTGCCAATGACTGATGTTCAAGTCAGCCAGGTCCGACAATGGTGGCTTGCCCAGGAAGGGGCACTCACGCGCAGCGTAAAAAGTGACCAGTGGAATAAAGTCCAGGCCGTATTGATATTCGTCGATCTTGACCCACTCCACCTTGCCACGCTGACTGCGCATGTATTCGTAAACGGTGACTTGTCCTGGTTCGATCACCCGAATCCATTTGCGCTTCACTTCGGCGAAACCGTCCATGACCGTGTGTTCTTCCTGGATGCGCACATGCACCAGCGTCTCCACCCCGTTGATGGTCTCAGTGCGGGCGAAGATGATGTTCTCCGGCGGTATGTTGATCCAGTAAGGCCGCAGCTTGTCCTTGCGGTCATCCTCCAGGGTGCGTGGCTGGCCGTCTAGCCGTGGCTGCACACGAGGAAACTCGACCAGCACATGGGAGAAAGACTTGGCCAGGCCGTCACGAAACCAGCCACGTGCGAACACGTTCAGCTCGTTGCCTTGCAGGTCCACGTCCTCCAGCAACTCTTCGATCTCCTTCGGCACATCATCGTTGAGCTGAATGGGGTCACTGAAGGGACGGCCCACCCAGGACTCCAGCGTCAGCTCCGTCATGTTGAGCAGCGTGGCGCTGGCCAGCCGTGCCGCATAGATATCGTCCTTCTCGAACTGGTGCTGGGGCAACAGGGCTTGGCCTGCTGCTCGCATCGCTTCGGTGCCGCCTAGCAGAGCATTCATTTTCTGCCAGCGAGGAAGCATGGTATTATACGCCTCGCTCGTTACGGATGGGTCATCGGTTTTCTGTTTTGGCATAACTACATGTCACGTTGTTTTACGGTCTTGTTCTGTTGGCGCACACGGTAACGTGCTTCGTCAGCGATGTGGTCTTCGCTTTCGGAGTCCACGTCATCCAGATCATCATCGTCACGAGGCAACACTGGAATTGTTCTTAGAAATTGCTGGCAGCGGCCACCGCAGATAAACAGGCCGGGAGTTTCTCGCTTGGAGCTGCCTTTGGGGAGGAAACTTTGGGATAGCAGCAGACGGAGCTGTTCCCAACCTTGTTTGCGCGAACCGGGACTCTTATCACTTGGGTCCCAGTGGACGCCCAATTTAGCCATGTCACCAGCAACAGATTTTCCAGGTTCATAATCGTCAAAGATGCTACTATCTGCCGGCCCACGTCGCACCTTGCCAGACAAGCCCCATTCTTCTTCGCGGTCGAGGATGCCTTGGGCAATGTCCTTGGACTGCATGCGTATGCCTTCGTTGGAACGGCCACTCCAGCCATACCACTCAGCAATGCGAATCAAGTCGCCACGCACGTCGCCAATCAGACGGCCGTCCCACAGGATGGGGTCTTCGCCATTGGACTCAGCCCACCACCCCACCGAGAACGGCGCTGACTGACCATGATCGTAGGAACGATTTAGTTTCCAGCTCCGGGGTATCAAGCGCAGTGGAAAGTCCGGCAGCACGTGCGTCCTGGCCCACCACACGTCATCAAACATACCGCCAGCGACGATGTTCCAATCACCTTCCAGCCAGGCCGCAAGCTGCGACTTGTTCTGTGCCGCAGCACGAAGGCGAATAATGTAATCAGGATTCGCGCGCAGCAGGATTTGATTCTCGGACAGCCTGCCATGGATGGCCACCCTGGGCGGTTCCACGTTACCCTCGATGTCCATGCTGTTCTTAATGACTGGACCAACCACCTTGCCAGGCAGTATCGGCAAACGCCAGCGCGATTTGACCCAGTTATGACCCACCCCATACGGGTTCGTTGTTGAGCGCACCTTGATGGGCAGGCCCACCGCCGTCGAGCGCGCACAGGAGAACATCGACTTGTAGCACTCGTCACTGGGCCAGGTGGTCAGCTCTTCCCAGCCAATCCACGGATAGGCATGTCCGTGGTAGCTCCAGTAATCCGCCTTCTTCATGAAGTGACGGAAGAATAATATTTCGCCCTTGGGCCAGCGCCAAAAGTTCTTCGCCTCATTGAACTTTGCGTCTGGCCAGATCTTAGGAAACCACTTCTTGGACTTGTCGATCACGTCCTGGAGCTCCGGGTAGGTGCGACGAAAGAGCACCCCACGCCAGTCACTACCCCAACCCTGGTTGACGTGCTGGGCGAAGTCCATCAGCAGCGCATCGGTCTTACCTGGACCACGGGTGCCTGCATAGAGGCATTCAAACACCGGACACTGCAGGAATGCTTCCTGGCTACCGGGTTGTGGAGCCCAGGTGACGGCAATGCGCCTGCCTTCGGGCATCTTGACGTAAGGACGAATGCCTTCCTCTGAGTCTTCCCACTCAAGCACGCCTGGACTGGTTTGGGTCTCGACCATTACCGTCTGTTCTTCTTAACGATGTCCTGGAAATTGGTAGCGGGTTTGGGCCTGAGTGCTTCGCCCTTCTTTAGCTCGATGATGGCTTGCTGCTTTTCGGGAGGCACCTGGCGACGGAGCTGGTCCATCAGCATGCTGAATGCCTCACCTGCAGCCTTGGCCACTTCATCCGGGTCGTGCTGATCACGATAGGCTTTGTTCTGATGCTCGGCCAGTCCACCGGCCACCAGCATTACCTTCACATGCACATTACCGTCGGCGGGGTCCACCGGGAGCTGACTGACCAATTGCGCTCCTGGTATGCCCATGGCCTTGGCGCTGGTGACGCGCACAATGAACAAGGGCTTGGTTGGGTTCTTGCGACTCAATTGAACTTCGACCTTGGTCGAACCAATCAAACGAATACTCATTTCTTGGAATCCTTTCCATTGAATTTTGCTGCCCACTCGTCTGGCGTCATGCCAGTCGCAGTGCCGGTGACTACCAGCACCCCCGCATTCACATTCATCTCGACCGCATTCGCGTCGCGATATTCTGGCACGAACCGTTTGGCGCCGAGCTCCAGCAGCCGATCGCTGAACTTGAGCACGTGGCCAATGATGGTGTTGTCGCGATAATTGATCAGTGGCTCCTTGACCCCTTCCACGCTGCGTCGATGAATCTCCTTCTGCAGCAGGTCGCCATAGAAGTTGCGGGCTGCCTCGAACGCTTCCGCGAAGGCCGTATCCTCCTTGAGTGCTTTGCGCACGGTGTTGGGGCACACCATGGCGCACTCAGCCGCATAGGTCAGACGGCCAGTGGTGGAATACACTTCAAGGAATTTCGCCTTGCCTTGATCGTCGAATTTGAATTTGCCAATGTTTCGGAAATCCTGAAACATTGAAAACGGTTTCGTTGCTGTTTGCTTCGCCATATTCAGATCACCTGTGCCCCACGCATCACGCGAAGGAGCAGGGCTTTGCTCGTGCGTGGTTTAGCTCAATTAGGGGATTCGTCGCAAGCTATATCTCGTTCGACCAGGATAGCAGGCGATTTGGCGCGTAGCACTCAAACCCAGGGCATGGCCGTCCTCCTCACCCTACTCAACCCACCCAAAAACATTAAGCGCACTTCTAGCCCAGGGAGGCTGGCCCCTCCTTAACCTACTCCCTCTCCTTAGAGAGAAGAGAGAGATATAGGAAATTGACCCCGGTAAGCCACCGCCGTCCCGTTTCCCCGGCGATTTACCCCGCTAAGGTCGAGTTCGAGGAGGAAGTCGAGCACAGCCCAGCAGCTACAGCCTAGTTTGCGCCACAGTGGGTCGAGTTGGCCTGAGCACGGTCGAGTGCACCCTCAGCCTAGCTGTGTTTCCAGGTTTGCAAAAAAGCTGCCCGTAGGGCGTCCTCGCGCCTCAACCGGCCCAGGACGCACTCCCCGGCTGGATCGAAGACGTGCCAGAGCCGGGTGGACCGGGACTGTTTCAAGGCGCTACCGTCCGTTGCATAAACCACCACGGTCCAGGGGTGGCGCTTGCTGCGATAAGTCCTTGCGCCCTGCAAACGTAAAAACGAAACAATCATGGCTTCCTCCAGGCCCATCGCCTTAGCCACTTCGTCCCCATGCGGGTCTTTCAAAAACCAAAGTTTTTTGCGCTGCTCCAGCACGTAGCCGTCCTTAGCTATCAGGCGTTGCCGTGGATTCTTCTTCCAGTCAATCATTCGGCTACCTTGGGTGTTCGTTTAAAGAAGTCCCCGCGCACGATCACGCACCGGTCGTTGGCACTCTGCATAATGAACAGCACTTGTTCGCCTGCTGGCTTGATGGGGTTATACCAATACCGTTCGCCCGCCGAGTTGTATTCCGGTGCGTAGCCAAAACCCTCCAGGTAGCTCTGCGCGTTCCGCAGCCGGTCAAAGTATTCTTTGATCTGTTGATTGCGTTTCTTCATGTTAGTTCCATTCGGTCACACCATTGCGTAAATTGATTATCACCCTGACTGTTGCAAATGGCATTGTGCATAATGTCCTGCACCCAGCCCCAGGCCAATTCGTCACTAGCAATCATGCTGGAGCCTTTCAGGTAAGCGCACAGGCAGGCGTGCAATAACCGGTCTTCGTTGTCCATCAAGTTCCAGTTTGGATTCTTGAGGGTCTCAACGTTCGCCTGCATTAGGGTTTGAGCATAGCTTGTCATATATTTAATCTTGTTCCAAAAACTGGTCCGGCACTAATATCGCATCTCCCACAATCGGCGGACGCGGTCGGCCACTCGCTAACTGCTGCAAGGCCGTCGCCTTGATGTTGATGCACTTACCCTCATTGCGTCCGTTGTCGCACACGAACAGCGTATGCCCAGCGAGCACCCGTGGTCCCATCTCAATATAACCGCCCACCGCCGTCTGAATCTCCTGGAGCGTAAACTTCTCGCCCACTGGTATCACTTCCAATATTTCGCCGTTGGTCTTCATTAGTTTAGCCGTGCCCTTCATATTCAATTGTGCGGAGGCGCGAGTCTGCGAGTGCCGGAGCACACCTTTCGTATTGAAGCCAGCCCACCCCAGCAGTTTGGACCTGCTGGTGCTATGGAAAATCCCCCGTGGGTTTGCACCGCCATGACACCACATCGTAGGGTGCAGCCATAACGGGGTTGGTGGGCCAGCAAAGTCATGTTAGTCAGTAGGCGTGTTATCGATCTTGAGCCGGTAGAACGCCTTGCTGTAGCGCGTTAAGTCCTCGAACTGCAGCTCCAGCCCTTCCGGCAGCTCGGTGCGCATCACCGTGGTCCAGGTCACTAGGTCGCGACTGCGCTGCACCAGCACCTTGCGGCTGGCCACCCCGTAATTCAGCCGCACGTTAGGCAGGCCGTTGGGTCTGGCCGGGTCCGGCTCAAAGCGTATGGGACAATCCTCCGGTGCACAGCGCCGTCCGTTCCTGGCAAAGGACTGGTAGCCACCCCAATAGAAGTCAATGCCGTGCCCGTTGATAATGCGGTTGAATTCTTCGCCATTGATCAGTGGCAATTCACCGTTGGTCCCCCTGGGCAGGAAGGCATTGTAGGTAATCACCGGCCTGCCGTTGCGATGGGTGCCACGCAGGTGCCACAGCATCAGGTCCGCAGGCACCGTTGGTTGTTCGCCACTAAGCCACATGGGCTCCATCAGCATCATGGGGGACGAGGCAGTATCCGTTTCGTTCGTTTCCACGTCACAATCCTCGCCGCACTCTGGGTCTGAATCGGCTGGCCAGGTTTCCTCCCAGCAATACTCGATGCCACTACCCGAATACGAAGCAGCCGCATCGTCCGCATTGTTCAATGAGTATACCCCAAACCCAAACTCGTCCGGTGGTGCATTAGTGTTGGCCGGAGCAGGTGGAGTGGGGCCAAAGTTCTTCTGGCAGAACCGGACGATCTTACAACTGACCACCCCGCCCACTACGATGATCACAATGGCCACGATCAGTGGACCACTGCGCACTTCCGCCTTGGCTTTAGGTGGGGGTGTCAGTCCAATGCCCAGCAGGGAACAGGCCAGCACCAGCGCCACCAGCTTGTTGCGCGTATCCTTATGCAGAACGAACAACCACAGCACCGCTATTGCCGAGAATAAGCCCCAGAAGTATCGGTGCACGGTGCCCGAGCTGGCCAGCACACAGAGCAGCGTCAGTGCCCAGGTGAATCCAATCGCCTTATACGGGTGCATCCTGACCCATCCGTCGAATCGTTTTATTGCGTTCATGTTTTTCTTTTGGTTGACCATCCATGAGTTTCTTTCCTCTCACCACGGCACGTTCAGTTCGTCCGGCCATGATAATTTTGATAATCATTCGCGAATCAACCTTGACGCACTGCTTGCGTATCTCCTGGAGCCGCAGCAACGGTATGTCGTAGTGGTCCCGGTCGAACCAGCCACGGTTGATGCCCAGCGCCTCGGCCATCTGGTGCAGGTTCTCCTTGGAGTAGGGAATGCACACCAGGTGCCGTTGCGCGTCGCAATAGTAAGTCAGCTCGATCTCCGGCAGCGTGCCTAGGTAGGCGACGAATTCTGCCACGTAGGTTTTGTCCGCAAACAGATGGCCTTCCACGTAACCCACCAGCCAGGCTTCGATGGTAGCCTTGGCGAACGCCAGCAGCCTTAGCTTTCTTCTTACTTCGTCTTTAGTTAAATAATTTGGCATAAGCATGATTGATCATATCGTCTACCGTGGCCGGGATGGCCGGTCCATTCTTACAAAGTCCATGGCAGAGCACCGCCTTGGTTTGCGCGTGCACCACTTCCATGCTCGCCTCGCCGGTGGTTAGCTCCTCGATCTCAAACACATAGCCCAGAGCAACGATGGCCTTGGCGCGTGCCTCGATCTCGGCAGGCCGGGTAATGAAGGTCGGACGCTGCCTGCCATTAGGGCGCACGAACTGGGTAAAGGGTATCACTTGCAAATCTGCTTCACTTCGTGGATGACGATCTTGAGCACGTCCTCGGCTGCGTCCTGGCCCACCGTCTGCAAGGTCTTCAATCGGCTTTCCCAAAGAGGAAACAGCAGCTTGATATTCTCCTGGCACTCCACCGCCTTATGGCAGCAGTCCCGGCAGATGTCCGAGCCATGGGCGAAATACATTTTGTGCCACTGGATAGTGCACTTGATACATAGCTTGTTCCCGTCATTCATAGTTGTTCCATTCTTCGTTTTAATAATACCAACAGTCTCATTCTCAATGCATCGGTCGAAAGCAGCTCAATGGGCTCTTCGCGCACCAACCCAATCATTGGTTTGTTCTGGGGCTTAAAGTGGTTCAACAGCTTGAGCACGATCAGCGCCATCATCAGCTTGATCTTCGGGTCATAATAGCTGACCCCGGCTTCACGTGCGGCCTGCACCGCCAGCTCGTTGCCCTTGTGCCAGTCCCACTGGTGGCGCGAAGCACCAATGGCGAACAGTTCTTCGGTTGGTGTGCCTTTGGTCATCGCATTGGACAATCGTCGTCCACCCCTCCAATCAATGTCCCAGGGTCATTCTTAGCATCCTTGATCAACCGTGCAATCAGGTCAGGCATCAACGTATTCGGATCAACGTCTTCGCGCAGCAGCACCTTGGCCCCACAACGAACGCAGGTCCAGGCCCACGCACCGTCCTCACCGCAGGCATACAGCACGTCGAGACTTCGCCTGCGTTCGAAAGCAGGATGGCCCTTCCAGGCGCACAGCGTTATAGCGAATATATTCATGGCGCCACCCGGTTGATGTAACAATCGTGGCACTCACCCGGCTTCGGCACTTCGCACCGACACCCTGGGCAATAATGCTTCTCCACCACGGTCGCCTGCTGCACTGGGCCATCCCCCATGACCTTAAGGTTGGCCGCAGTCATGTCCACGTGCAGGGTTACTCGCGCAAAGTCTTCCTCCGCGTCCAGGATATACTCCAGGCGTTTGACACCCAGCAGCTCCACCCCTGTTTTCGTCTTGATGACGGTGCCCATGCGGGTGCCATCACTCTCAATGATCAGATCGTTGTTGAGATTTATCGTCATTTGATTCCTTTCGCATAGTTGGTTGGATAAGTCAGCACCACGGTCTCGCTCTTCAGACCAGTGTGCCCCACGGCCTGCACCATGATATAGGTCACTGGCGCAATCGTCTTGACCGTGACCTTGGGCTCCTTGGTGATTTGGAACTGGAGCACCTGATACGGCGCTGGGCCAGCACCCACAGACCAATAGGCCACGTTGGTGTCTGGCTTCCAGAACAGTGTAAAGGTTTCAGGCTTCTTCGCGCAGCCCACCAGCAGCAGTAGCAATAATAGTTTCTTCATACCTTCTTCCTGATAGGTGGCCAATAGACCACCCAACCCTTACCCATGTGATCAACTTGTGCGTTGCGCAAGCCCAGGGCACCGGCTTCCTCCAACGCTTGATTCGCGTCATCGCAGTAAACCGCGCAGCAGGTTTCGCCATACATGCCACGGCCACTGTATTCGTCCTCGAAGCTGCCACCCACACGCTTGGCAACTTCTTCAATCTTTTCTAATAAACTCATGTTTTATCCGCCAATAGCCCTGTGGCCATACCTGTTCGTAAAACTCGCGCTTGTCCGGTGAGACCCAGGCGCGCATATCGTTCTGCGTAACAAACTCTTCCTGTTCCTTGGTTAAGCGCGTGACCAGGAAGGTCAGGTCTTGGGGCACCAGCTCCACCCTATAGCTATAAGCCGAGCCCATGATCTGCTCCAGCGCACGGTCCAGAATGCTCCAACCCGGCCAGCAGTGCTGCTCGATGACGTGCATCCTAGGCAGGTCGTGCTGATAGAACTTTACCGCGTGCCCAGGAGGCATGCGCTGAAGCGTCTCAACAAGAAAAGGAAAGTTCATCGTTGTGGCCTTGGCTCCCGGTGGGCCAATCCTTTCGTGCGTTCGGCTAGCACCTGCCGAATGGCGCTGCACAGGTTCTTAGTGGTCATGCTGCTGTCCCTGCCGTCCCGGAAAATGGTGCCATAACGGGCATCCCACGCCTGGCGCAGATCGTAATTGTGCGCCTCGCCGTATAACCCGTGCGAATAAAAGATTAGCACCAGCTCCATGGCCATCTGGTGGCGCTGGAGACCGAGCTCCGGGGTCCACAGCAGTTGTTCGGACTGGGGCACGCCCACGTCGATCTCCACTTTTTCGTTTAGGTGGACTTTCATAGCTCTGCGTCCAGTCTGCGTAGCAGTTCAACTTCCTCGGTGCGCTCACTGACCTTGGGTGCAGGCTTCTCACCAAGAATAAACTCCACGTCAATGACCTGGCCACTCTGCAATTCGTCCCAGTGCTCTTCGATGTAGCGGTGGGCATTGCCCCAGGTGCGCTGGTTGTCCCACTCGATTGGGTCCCAATGCGCTTCTTTGACGTAATGAAGGTTGCCTAGGGTGACTAAGTGCTGTGAGCCTACGCCAAAGCCAGCTCGCCTAAATAGCCAGTCTTCCTGTTCTTGTTTACGTTCAGCAAACGTGCCTTCGTTGTCAGGCATTGGTTTGTTGCGAAATGCGAACGCAGGTATGAATGTCCCACGGTCGCGCAGCTCGAATAGTTTTAGTTCAATCATAAATAGGAAACCAGGACCACCTGGGTGCTTGTGGTTGAGACTCCGAGCAGCACGCTTGGGGTATCAGATGGCCCTGGCAAATTCATTTCTTAGCGCCTTTCTTCTTACGTTGGTCCAGCTCCGCGTAGTTGGAAGACGGGGTGCTGCCGTCGCCGTCACCGGCCATCCACTCCGCAGCGTGCACCGCAGCCGAGTGGATATTCTCGCGGACTTCCTCCACGTCCTCCTCGCCGGTGGCATATGGATATTCGTCATATACATCGTCGGTGGTCCAGCGCCTCTCCAGCACATTGATCACCGCCTCGATTGCCTCATGGTGATTATCACCGAAGATGCTCGCCTTGAGCACATGCGGTTTCATTTCTTCAAGCTTCTTGATCTCCGCAATGATCTGCGGCGCACTCGGCACCTTGATCACCGGTGGTTTTACTTTCTTTTTCTTCGCCATACTTTTGCCCTTTCTTGATTATCGCGTTGCACTTCGGTCAGCCCCATCTGGCACCAGGTGCAGTAGCCTTTGTTGCCGTCCGGGTGCACGCACCGGTAAACAAACCAGTGGTTCCACCGCCAGCGGAAGGCATGTATTAGTGGTTTGATCATCGGTTGATAACTTTGCGCAGCACCCAGGCCATCACAACAATCACCCACGCTAGCAGGGTTAAACCCGCCAGCGCCAACAGTGCATAACCCGTTAATAACATTAGACTCCAATCGTGTAGTTGGGTGGGTCGTCAGGTTCGGCTGTGGGTTTGGGCTCTTCCCTTGGCTCAGGCAGGAACGGCATGGCCTTTTGCAGCTCGTCATGAAGCTTCTTACCCTGCTCCTGAAACTCCTCCAGGTGCCCTTCATCCACAAAGACGAAGCGCAGGCCGTTCGGCGCAAACCGTTCCATGGCTTCCTGCAGGGTCAGCCCTGCCACCTGGTCCCAAGAGCTACCGCCATGCATTTGTTCCCGTGCCTTGTTCCAGGTTCGCACGAAGTCAGCATGACATAGCGCCACGGCCATTTCGTTCGCAGTGTTGATTGGTTTATTCATGCGTCGTCCCTTGCGCACTCGTTGGAGCAATAAACGGCCACGTGGTCCGGTGCCAATGGCTTATTACAGGCTTCGCGTTCGCAGCGCCGTCCCTTCGGATTTTCGGCTGGCACCAGCCAACCCCGTTGCACACAGGTATCGCACCCATGACCACCGCACTCGTGGCACTGCACCGAGTCAACCGGGAACGGTTTTACTTTGGGTAGATTCATTTGTTTCTTTCTTCGTTTAATTTGTGTGGCCTTGATGATAGTTGCCTCGACCTGCTTGGGGTCATAGTTCTTGCTATGTGGGTCCGCCGAGTCATACAACGTCAACTTGACCATAATCGAATTCAACTCAGTGTCATTTAGCTCCAGGGCACGTTCGACCAACTCCACTAACAGTCGCCGGAAAATGTCCAGTGGAATTCGTAGGATGGCCGTCTCTTTATTGACCATGATCTCCTTGAGCAAGCACGGAGTGTGCACCCGCCACACATTCCAGGCTTGGTCAATAGACTCGTAGATTTCGCGCTTGGTCTTGACGCTAGGTGCTGGTGGTTTACGCTCCATTCTTCTTGTTATCGTGTCGCACCCGGCTCGCAATGGCGATACGCAGGGCAGGGGTTGCGGCCTTGATCATCACGTCCGAGAACGGTGACTTGCCGTCTCGGATGTCCCGGCGACTAATGCCATACTTGCGGAGGCGATAACTGATTTGCCCCTCGGAGTAACCGGTGTTGCGGCGAATGGCGCTACCATGCAACGCAGCAGCACCGAGCAGCAGCGTGGCGAAGTCATCGTCATTGCCCAAGGGGTCAACCCGGTTAGGCTTACCCTTCTGGTGGCCAGCCGTGTGTGGTGCCGGTGGCAAGTCCCACACGTAAGCTTTCTTCTTGCGCGTCACTTGACCCTCCCGGCTAAGGTTAAGGCGCGTTCGATCAACTGCTGCTGCACCTGGGCTTCGCGATTCTCGATAGCCACCGACAGGGTGCCACACTTCGGACAGAAGTGGCTGGTGGCTTGTGGTGCATTGGCAGGCACCGGGTGCGCAGCGAGCTCTACTCCGTCGTATTTGCGCAGGGCGAGCGCAGCTTTGCGGGTGGATACATATTTCTTGCCTTTTTTTGTAGCCTGTTTCATGACCCAGCCAATACGAGCGAGCGAACGCTTGCGCTCTTCCTCGTTGGACTCATCAAACTCCAGGGCAACCTTCCACTCCGGGTGTTCTTCCCAAACCTGTTTCCAGTCAATCCGTTTAGGGTAACGGCCTTTACCTTTGTAAAGGTCATTGATCTGCTTACATATTGGCACTCGTGGGTCTTCTGCGACCACGGCGTCACCGTTTGTTGCGCTGTTTTCTCGCATCTTGTTTCTCCATTTCTGGTTGTTCGCCGGCAAGCACCGGCTGGTTAGTTGTTACTTTCCCCTCGCACCCGAATTCCCGGCGGAAGCTAGTCATGGCACGGTCTGCGGCCAGTTCCGAGCTGCTGCCCAGGAAGCGATACCGGCCAATATCCCGGCCAGCCTTAATCTCGATGTAATGCACCTGGTCTTTCATGATCAACCATACATGCTCGGAAACTCTGCTGACTCCACTTCGCTATTAATGCTTTCCAATTCGTCGATAAGCGTTTGGAGCGCGTCCTTCTGTTCCTCAGCCGTTTCCTCTGGCTCCTCCTGGCCCTTTCTTTTCTCCTGGAAGATGTACACCTGACGGTTGTCCTCGTCATGATATAGCGCGAATTCGTTTGCGTCCTTGGCGTCCTGGAGTGCCTGCACCGCCTGCTGGAGCTGGTGCAACGCATCGTCTCGCCGGTCAGCTCGGGAGTTTACATTGAGCATTGGGGGCGCATACACCGCCATGCTTTTGGCGAATTCTGGCACGTCTGGTTCGCTGACGTTCTCGAGCTGGTTAGCGCACTCGTCCAGCATGCTGCCCTTATCCCCATCGCGTAGGCCGTCGGGCAGGTTATCATACCAGCCACGCACTTCCTCTGCCAGGTTCGCAATTTCCCCGCAGGCACCGCTAATCACGTCATCCAGCCGTGCGGTAAACTTTACTCGCATTAACTTTTCGTATTCCGTCTTGTTCGGCAAGGGCTTGAGCAGTTCAAACTTCTTGCGGTCTCCCTTACCCGTCCTGGGTAGGCGTTTAACATAAACACCTTCCAGCACCATCGGTGCGTAGGCGTCGAACATATTCTTCAGGGCAACAAGCCCCATGACTTTTTTATCACTCATTTGATTCTAAACTTCGTTTTTAGGTGGTCGATCAGCTCCCAGGCTCCCCGAAACTTCTTCGTTACTGGCTTGACGGTGTCCTTGACCTTCTTGCGCCAGTAGGGCTTACCCTCGCACTCCAGCTCGATGTTGGTGGGCGTCCAGATGCAAACCATGGCGTTGAATTTGTTCTGTATACCGAAGGTAACGGTGCGGCCAAAGCCACCCCTGGGTGCCTCCAGCATCTTGACGATGGTGCCGTATTCCGCGTTGAAGGTGTCCTGGTGCTCCCAGAGAAACTTGATTATCTCCTCGTGCACCAGCTCACGCTGGCTCTTCGCTTGGCCCAACACGGTGGGCACCGGCAATATAACCGCCTTAGGCAATGGCTCCTTTCTTGGCTTTCTCCACCGGTGCGGTCATCCCCGGACGCACCTGGATGGCTTTACCTTTCTCCACGCCTTCGTCATAGGCTTCCTGGTTCCACCCGGCCTGTGGGATGTCGTCGCCTTCAGTCATGTCCGGGTGCTTCTCTTCCAGGAACCGTTTGCGCTGGGCCAGCTTATTGCTAATGACCATCAGCGCACGTTCCTGGCACTGTGCGGCCTTCTCCGCGTTCAGCCGGTCCAGGACGCCTTTGACCAGCCCCAGCATAAAGGAATGGCGTGCCTGATAACCCTCGGGAAACTTGGTGGGGTAACGGCCACTGCGCCGTGCCTCGTTCCACAGGTCGCGAAATTGGCGAATCAGGTAATCGAAAATGTATTTCGCAATGGCCTTATCCGTATCGGTGCCCACCACCTTGACTTCGTGGCGTGACTTATTGGCGCCGAAGAAACGGACGGGCAGCTTCCGGCTATGGTAGTAAACCGAGACGTTGAAAAACTTCTGTATGACCAGCGCAGCGAACTTGACTTCGTTGTTGATGCGCACGCTTTGCAGGAAGGTGCTTTCGTTGACTTCAAACTCCTCGGCGAACGGGTCGATGGACGCCAGGTCGAGCTGATACTTCAGGGCAAGGCGCTGGGCCAGCGCCATGGCTGACTCCATTTCTTCTTGCGTAGTGTTGGCGGACGGGTCCGCCTTTCGTAACAGGGCTTTTAACTTCCTGACGATATCGTCTTTATTTTTATCTGCGCTCATACCTGGCTCGTAGTCTCAGTTGTCTTTTATGATTTCTAAGTAAAAAAGGCAAGTGCCAATTTGCGGTTAAATTTCAGAGCATTCAAACCCAAACCGTTGCATGACCAGCTCCACCGGCAGCGAAGACTCGCTGAACGCATTCAGCAGGCCGTCCGCCACCATGCGCATCTGCTCCACGTGGGTGCCTTCCAGCACCAAGTAGTATTGGCGGCTTTCGTCATCGAGCTCCACCAGAATTTCCATCCGGTCGTTGTCCACGATCACCACGCACCCTTCGTGCTGGCACACGGTAACATCGTCGCAGAGCAGGGCAGCGTCAGACGCACCACCGAATATTTCGCGCTCGTCTTTGTCCAGCGCGTGCCAGTTAAGACCTTTGCCGAGACTCATGCTGCCTCCTTTTCTTCCACCGGCTTCACCCAGCACCCCTGGGCTTGGTCCCATTCGGTCGCCTCTTGCGCCTCCAGGGTTAAGTAGGCCAGCATTTCCTTGCTGGACAATTGGCGATACATTTCGTAGGTCATAAAGTTAAACCTTCTTCCTCCGGGTAGGCCATTGGTTGAATACTCGGCCCAGGCAGGAGACGTTGAAGATGCATTGTGTGTGCCAGAATTGGGGTTCAAAGTCTTCGCAAATGACGTTCAGCGTGCAATTCGTCCAAAGGCTACCAACCAGTTCGGCGGAAACCACCGGCTTGCCGATCTTGTTGGCCAGCTTGATGATGTAGCCATCAAAGTATTTCGCCGTTGCCTCGTCCGCCATCTTGTCCAGGGTTTTATCCCAATCCTTGCGGGCAGCGACGAAGTAAGGCTGGTCACTGCCACTGCGTTGCATTGCATACTTGTCAGTGCCTTCAAAGAATCGCCAGGCAAACTGGTTCAGCTCCATTGCGGCGATGTAGGCGTTACGGCCTTTATAGGTGGGGCCATAACTCGCCGGGTAAGGAGCGACTTTGTTTAGGTCCAGGTTGTTCTGCGCCAGCTTGGCAGCAATTTCGTCCACCTGTGCGCGGACGTGCTGGCGGAAACGGGCACGGTATTCAAGCCTCGGTGCAGCCAAGGCCGTCCGGAGGGTTTCGCTGACTTGTTCGAGTTTCTTTATTGCGCTCATACTATTGTTATCGGTTGTTCGTCGTTAAACTTTAGGCCGTAAATCCTCCCAGCCGTGCCAGCTTGCCCAGGAAGGCCATGCCATTGGCCGATTCGCTGGACCACAAGTCCCAGAGGCAATACAGGGCTTCTTCGCGGGTTTTGGGCTCCAGGTTCTCCACGTTCAGGGAGAACCGGTCAATGCCGTGGGTGTCAGTGGTCCGGCGGCAATCCACCTTGTATTTCGTGCCACGGAATTTAACCTGCTTGCCGTGCATCGCCAGCAGCGCAGCCTGGATGTCCATGGTCTCGCCGGTTTCGTTCGGGTATATCGTTCTTGTTGCACTCATGGTAATGGTATCGGTTAGCGGCGAACAAACTTTAGGCCGGGTTAAAGATGTGCTCCTGACGGCGAACAATCACACGGTCCAGCCGTTCGATTGCGGCCTGGGTTTCGGCCACCCGGTTCGCCAGCACCGAATCCCGGTGGTCCAGGGCTTCCAGGGCGTCCACGGCTTCCACTAAGGCTTTACGAATTTCGGTAATCGTTTTCATGATTACAGCCTCGCGAAGCAGATCACACACCACACAATTCCGTAAGCAATGGTTCCGGCCAGCTTCAGTGCTGTGCTCGCCTCTTCAATCTTTTCGACTATTGTCGTCATATTCTTAGTATCGGTTGTTTTCGTTTTTACTTTAGGCGTTCGGGAAGGTGATTTTGACCCACCAGTGCGAATAATTCGCCGTTGAGGCACCGCCGGAGAAAGCCTTGTTGACTTCGCCCTTGCCCACCACCACCGCACCCGGCAGCGCAGCAACAACGCCAGCAGCGTATTGTTCTGCGTCCATGCCGTGGCGATAAAAGAAACCACGGCGCAAGGTGAAGACGCCTTCTTTGTGGGACACGGTGTCCGCCAGCCCCAGCTCCCGGATTTGTTTGACTGTCATTTTCATCATACCAATACTATCGGCGAAAAGGCGAAAGACCTTAAGCCTAAATGACGAATAACCGTCCTTGGACCCTGAAACTGCGTAAGTCCCACATCCATAGGGACTTACGTAAAAACCCTCTAAAACAGCCTAGGCTGCGTCGAGGCTCCTAGGTGTATAATGGGGCAAAAACCGGCTCCGGCTGGCCTAGGGGCGAGCCTGGAGGGTGAAACCGGCCTGATTTTGTGGCCTAGGGCACACCACCCTTGATGCCCTGGATCAGCGCCTTGGTGGCTCCCTCGGTGATGGCCTTTACCGAGTCGCTGTCCGGCTTGAGAGTTACACCCTCGGCATTGACGGTGCGAATAAATTCCATCGTCTGTGTCTCGGTTTTTAGCTTCGCGGCCTGACCGAACATCAAGAACGTTTTGTGGCTCACGTCCACGATGTGATTCGTCCCTTGGGGTCCGTAGTAAGTAAACCGTTCGCGGTAGGTGCTGCATGCGGTCAGGGTTAGGCTAAGCATCAACAGAAGAAACATTTTGCTCATCGTCCAAGCTTAGGACCACGTAGCCGTCAGGCAAGCCGAAACCCTTGTCCATGACATAAAGCACCCGGCGAAATAAATCGTCGCCATGTTTGGCATACTCGCCGTGCAGTGGTCCGCAGCCGCAACGTTCTCCCTCGCCACCACTATGACCCGCATGCGTGTAGTCGCGTCCGGTGCCATGGCAACGTTCGCACGGATAAAACTTCCGCAGGTGGAGTAAGTCACCCACCTGGAAGCCACGATCGTTTTTCCGGAATTCAAATCGCTTGTCACCGTCTTTGACAGCTTCGAATTGGTCCGGCCAACTTTTTAGTTCATGCACTTTCATATTATTCTTCTCCACTCGTTCATTATCTGAATAAACTGCAGACGGTCTAGGGGCACCGCACCCAGCTTCAGTGCCTGACTCCGTTGTTCTGGCGACAAGTCGTAGTGCGGCACCGGGTGCGGATTGTGCGCCGAACGTTCAATGTCCAGCTTCCTGGCCATGCGGTGAAGGATATCCAGGTGGCAGGTGCCAGGGTTGGTCAGCAAGTAACAACTCAGGCGTCCCGAGCTGGTGGTGCTGACCGGCTGGCACTCGTCCACGAAGACCGGGATGAAGGTAGGCGTGGTGCATTCACCCCGGTCGCACTGCGGGCAATGACCAATCACAATCACCGAGCCATCGTCCAGGAATTGAATCGCCTGGACTCGGTCGAGGATGGTCATACACGCCATGCAGTTCATACCGGTGTCCCGTCGCTGTAACCTTGATGAGTTACCTTAGCGGTGTTTTCCTTCGTGCTGCAGTCCACGCAAATGTGTTCCCATTCCGTGCGGCATTGCGGATGTGGCCGCACCAGCCAACCGTTCTGTTTGATGATGGCCACCACCTGGCGGAAGTCTGCTGCCTCCAGGTCTTCTTCGCTGTGGCTGCACCGGTCGCAGCTAACGTCCCACAACCCGCGCGATGTGCCTCGTTCGATCATTTTGAGTATGTCAGTCCTTGCAATTGACTATAGGCAATGCCTCGTTCGTGCATTGCTTTGCGCCACAGCGTCCAGTCCTCGTCAGGCAGTCCCTCTGGGCGAGTGGTCATTAGCTGGGCCAGGTTCGGCTCAAAGAAGTTTGGACCCTTACCCACCTTGCCACTGGGGAATTTAATTGGACGGCCGTCCTCACCAAGCTTGGACATATTGCTGCGGTGCACTTCGGTATAACCGGCAAAGCGTAAGCTGCCAAAGCCCAGGGAACGCCAGGCCAGGTCCAGCTCGTTCTGGACACGGTTCAAACACGAAGGCAGCAGGTCCACCTGCCCGTCCGCCACGTGCTTGATGAACCGTGCGTGCTCCCGGTTCAACCCGGCCAGCAGGTTCAGATTGTTTTCCAGGTTGGTCATGCCAAGGACGGGTTTATCGACCAAACTGAATTCGCGTTTGGACTCCGGCATGCCGAAGGTGCGGTAAGTGCCGTCCACCACGTATTGGCTGTCCACCAGCGCATCAAAGACCGCAATGGGGTCTTGTGCGGCCAGAGCAGCAGCGAGCTCGCTAAGTTCTCCGCCAATGAGTTGGATGCGGACGAAGATGGTTTGGGCGTCCGGAATTCCGAGCCTCGACAGTTCTTTGATTTCATAGACACGATGGAATTCTCCATTCAGGTCGATCGTTTTGGTTTGCATATTAGTTTGATGATGACGTATAGGCACCACAAGGGCCAGCTCAGCACCAAACAGATATGCCATCCTGGCCCTAAGTCGCGTCCTGCGGTTTTGAAGAAGGCACGGGCACACACGTGCCCAAGCCATAGGTAAATTATCGCTGCAAGTGATTCGAGGAAGAAGTTCATAGGTTCAAAAGTAAACCCTGACGAAGGTGATGAGCCTCCGCCAGGGCACCTACGGCCAGCCTGAGCGCAACTGAATGGCTCGCCGTTAAGCTTGGACCATACTGCGGGTGATAAACTCCGTCTCCAGCCGAATCGTCTCCCGGTGCGCCTTGGCGCATTCGGGACAGATCGTATGGGAAACGGCCACACCCACAAGTTGCTGCGGGTCGCAGCGCAAGAACTTGCCGGACAAGATGTCCTGTTTCTTGCTGCACCACGAGCAGACCAACGTGAACTGTTTCTCTGTTCTCATCAAATGGACCCATCGGCTGGACCACCGCAAACCTTAAACAATATTTTGCGCTCATGGCCGGAGTATCCCCCCTCCCACCGGGTTGGCCAAGCCTTTTGTTGTCTTTTTATACACCCTCAAAATGGCTCCTTGGCCTTCGGCAGCTCCGGCTGGTCCTCACACGCATTGGGGTCGCCCCAGACTTCCTCGCCATAAATCTTGGCCCAGGAGGCACGGCACTGGTCCAGGTCTGGCAGGCAGTAATGATAGGCTCGCCGTTTCTTTTTCTTAGTGACACCGTCCGCATCGATCTCGCTTACGGTGGTCAGCAATTGGCGGGTGAGCATCGCTGGCACCACTCGCCGGATGAATTGGCCTAGCACCGTTTCGTTCGACCGTCGTGCCATGATCTGCGCTTCCTGCATATAGCGCACGTAGTCCACGAACAACTCGCGCTTCGAGACCTGGTTGTGCCAGCCGTCGTCCCTGACTAATACCCGGCCATCGTGCAACTTACGATACCACCACTCCTCGTCCGGACTTAGCGACATGATCTTCTGTTCCTGCAGCGCCTTGGTTTTCGGCACATCACGCACCTGGAAGTTACCCAGCTCGAACGTTAGCAGGAAGTGCAGCAGCGCCTCGCGGCCACCGTTGTCCAGCTCATCCCTGATCTTCTCGAAATATTTAGTGTCCTGCTTTTTGCTGTCGCCCACGTCCAGGACGAAGAACCTGCGCTCGTCTTTACCGGCTGGAATAATCCACTGACTGTTCGAAGCCATAATCACGTGCGTGAAATTGGGGCTAACTTCCACGTCTAGTCCCTTACCTTCCACCGGGATGGTTTCCTCGGTGATCAGCATCTTGAGCACGGACTCATGCTTCTTGTCTCCAGCATAGAACGCTTCGTCCGCAAACAGCACCACACAGTCACGTAGGTGCGCATTGAACGAGCCCACCAGGTGCTTGGGGTCTGCCACCTGGAGGAAGTGCCGTCCAAACAGCGAGCCCAATTGTTTGGCGAATAAACCTTTACCTACGCCTTGATCACCGCGCAGCACCACCGCCACTTCTCCTGGGCTATCCGGCTGCTGCACCGCACGCACCATCCAGCGTATCAGGTAATCAAAGTGGTCCTTGTTACCATTGCATATGTTCGTCTTCAGGTGGGTCAGGAACAAACCACAATCTCCCTCCTTGGGCTCGACCGCGAAGCCTTTCCATAGGTTGTATACGTCTGCCTCGGTCTCTCGCCCAGGGGAGAACACGATGGACTCGTATTGGCGACGTTTGGCATGCTGCAGCCACCACTTGCCCAGGGGGATGCGAATGGTAACGCCTTCCTTGTTCTTACCACCGTCCACCAGGATGTGCATGTGACGATTGCGGAAGTCATCGAAGCTTTGCTTGGTCAGCCGGTGGCGTTTCAATGCCGCGTCGAAAACTTCCTCCACAATCCGACACCGGCCACCCATGTTACCAATGACCGCGAAACGTTCGTTGAGTTTACGGAGCCAGGGGTCCACCGCCTCTTCCTTGGCGCGTTCAATCTGGCGCAGGGCATATTTCTCGGTGTTCCGGCCTTTGTCCAGCACTGATTCGCTGATCTTAAAATCCGGGTCCGTAATGACGGCATAGATGACTTCGTCCGGGACTTCTGCACGCACCAGTTGGCAGAGGCAGTCAAATAGCCAGGCACTGCGGCTATCGTCACCAAGCTTCTTCTCATCTGGCACCTTGCCCTGGACGATCAAGACCTTGACCCGGTCAGTGACGTTCCACTCGTTCAGCTCTTCAATGTCGTCGAGCCTGCGCACGTTGCCAGATACCTTCGGCTGGTTCTGACCACCGGAGAAGCCTTTGTCGTCCGGCCTTTGGGTAGGTGCGGCTGGAGTAAATTCGGCAATGTTATATACCCGGTGCGGATTGTGCTCGACTACTTCGGCCAGCTCCTCCTGGCGTCCCTTCTTTTTCTTCCGCGCATCGGGTATGTTGATGGTGCCAGGTAGGCGCATGAGCCGATCAATGTTGTGGCAGTTATCACCACCAAAGATCAGTTCGAGCTGGATGTTGTAACGCTTGGCGTCTTCCGCACGGCCTAAGTCACCATCAATGGGAATAGGCTCCTTGAGTTTCCAGAAAGCCTGATACCCACCACCACTGAACACAATGAAGGTGGGCTTGACCGTCTTAGTAGGTGACTGGAGTAAGCCCAGGGCACGCTTACGCTCCGTGTCCAGGTCTTCCCCGGCACGTGGGTCAATGTCCACGTGCAGGTAGGCAACTTCCTTGATGTCCTCGCGTTCGGCCTTCTTGGTGATGGCCTGACTTACTGGGTTGACATGCCAGTAAAGATTGCGCTCGCCGTTATACTTCTTGAGCCAGTTAAGCAGCCCACGTTTTTGGTCCGGGTAGAAGGTCTGGGTCTCAATGCTCTTCTTGTCGATGGAGATAGCCGTGAGTGCCCATGGCCCTTCCGGATACACCAGCTCCAGGAATTCAACGGCCTTATCGTTTTGAGGCGTGGCCATTGACGTTGCGCCTTGTCCAGAATTCTGTTAGTTGTTCACATGGCACCAGCCCACGTTCCATCTGGTTCAGCCACCACCGACAAACGTTCAATTGTTTCGCCAGTGCATCCTGGCGTAACCCAGAACGTTTTCGCATGACGTAAGCCTGCTCGAACGGCTTAATGTTTTCGACTCTGACCTGTGGCAGGGTAAGGTCAGTGCCGTTTTCCCATAGGAAATACTTTTGTGGGGTTACGCGGAAGTGTTTTGCCGCCTGTGGCTGACGCCACTGCTTGCGCCGTCGCCATACTCTTAGCCGTTCCTGGCTTGTTAGTGTCATTGTGTCCATATCGTCCGTGATGAAGAACGTCGAGCAGTTCTTGATCGACAAGTCCTTCGTTCCATGTTTTCAATGCTCTCGTCCTGAGAGCAAGGCGGGGTAACTTACCCACATCATAAGCCTGCTCACCGGAAAACAGGAGCCACTCGGTCCTGACCTGGAGCAGAAGATAAACTTCACCGCCCACCCGCCAGCGATTGATGATCCAGATGCGCTGCTGCTGAGTGAAGTGCGGTATCATAACAATGTCATGCACGTGGTCCGGCCAGCGCCGTAGCCACTTCAGCTCCAGCCAACCCTCGGCATAGTTCACGTCCGGGGTGCCTGGATAGGCCGGGTTCTCCACGGCAATCGCGTTTAGCGAACGCAACGCCTTGCAGACTCGACCGCGCATGCCATATTCACTCATGCTATTGCTTCGTATTCAGTAACTTCAATCCCGGCCTTAGTCAAAAGTTCTCGCGAACGATCGTAAGAGTCCTTCGGGATGTTATTAGTCGCCACCGTGGCCAGGGTTACTACCCGGCCAATCCGTTTCTGAACTAAGTGCACGGCGCAACGGCAGCAGGGCAGCACCGGGTAAGTAAACAGTGTGTGACCGGAAACGTGCTCGTTGGCGAAAAAGACCGCATTCATTTCCGCATGAATGGTCAGCTCCAGGCGTAGCCTCGGGTCGTGGAGCACCACTGGGTCATCCGGCATATCCTGGGGCAAACCGTTGAAGCCAACGGACGCAATGGTCAGGTCGTGCCGCACAATGACCGCACCCACTTTGGTCGAAGGGTCTTTGGACCAAGTGGAAACTTCTCGCGCTAGTCGTAGGAAGCGCATGTCCCATTTGGTTTGCTTTGCAGTCATCGCTCGTTCCAATTCAAACATGTTAGACATAAATTAGGCAACATTATTCAACTTCACCCCAGCTAGGACCGATCTCCACGTCCACTTTACTGGGCACCTGCAAGGGCACGCAGGTCCGCATAATCTCACCGATCTCCTCGGCCTGCTTATCGTCACGCACGCTGCCGTCCAGCTCGTCATGCACCTGGAGCTGGAGCTCGTGTCCGGCTGCGTCACACATCACCATGGCCGTCTTGGTCTGATCAGCACTGCTGCCCTGGATCAAACGGTTCAGCGCCTTATGGCACCAGTCGAAATTCCCAAGTGCATCCTTGGGAAACCGGCAGCGCCTTCCGCCCACCGTCACAATGAAGCCACGACTAAACGCAACTTCTTCGCAACGCTTGGCCAGCTCCTTGATGAACGGTGCCTTGTCATTGAAGGTGTCGAGGATGGTTTGTGCCTCGTTACCGGCCACTTCGATCTTCCGCTTCTTATCGGCCTTACCTACTTCAATGACCTTAGTGGGTAGCTTTAAGTCCCGCGCCAACTTAGCCCCACCCATACCGTAACACAGCCCTAAGTAAACAATCTTCGCGTAACTGCGTTTCAACCCGGTCAAGTCCGCCATCATCTGGTGGTTGTCCGTATTCGGGTCGTTGCGATACTTGTCCGCAGCTTCCTGGGCACGGGAGCAATCCGCTAGCACCGCATAGTGGGTCAGCACCCTGGGCTCCTGCTGCGAATAATCTGCGCTCATCCAGAAGTCAGTATCAGGCCGGTAAATCGAACGCCAGCGTTTGGCGAATTCGTCACGCGCAGGTTGCTGCTGCATGTTCGGGTGCTCGCTGCTGAGACGGCCATAGCGTGCACCCCTAATCGCACCTTCTTCGTCTTCGCGTGCAATCTGATTGAAGACACAGTGGATACGGCCCTTACACATGTGGTCCCGAATACTGGCCGCAAAGGTGGTGCGTAGTTTATTAACCTTTCGTGCCCAGAGGATGGCTTCGGCCACCGGGTGGTCAATCCGGTCGAGCATAATCTTGTCAATATTCGGTGCACCCTTGGCGGTGCGGCCTACCTTGACTCCGATCTGCTCCAGGGCAGGTGCAATCAGGGTGGGTTGCCACACGCTGCCCACGGGAATAGCTATGCCGGTCTGGTGCTTTACCTTGGCCAGCGCCTCGGTCTCTTCGTAAAGGCACCAGCGTTCCACGCCTTCCAGCCGGTCCAGGTCAATGCGCACACCACGACGGCGCATCTTGACCAGCACCGGGAGCACCTTGCTTTCCAGGTTATAAATCTGCCACAGCTCCTGCTGGTCAATGATCTGTTCCTGCTTGCGTAATATCTCCAGTGGCCGCCGGGCATCCGCCTTCGCGTAGTCAGCGACATAGCGTGCCGGTAACTGCCACAAGTTATGCCAAACTTCTTTTTCGGGAATACCGGACAGCATCGCAGCATTCTTTAACATGGCCATGTCCTTACCGGGAATGCCATGACGTTCGCACAACGCACCTAAGTTATATTCGTCCAACAGTTCGTCGATCAGTGGGTCTGCAATTTGAACATCACGGAAGAACTTAACGTTGTTGAACCAAACCCCGTATTCGGCAAGATAGTCTAAGTCATAATTCATATTGGCCCCACCCAGGTCACCATCATAGTGCCTCGCCTGATCCTTCAAGTAGTCGAATACCTGGGTGGGGTCCAAATTGTCGCCGCCGCCATGTCCAACGGGTAAGTAAAAGTCCGGACCATCTTCAATGGCGAAAGATACTCCGGCAATTCGGCCGTCCCTCCTGGGGCCAGGACCAAGCTTCTTGAGATTCGGGTCTTTCGTCTCAATGTCGATACCGACACGCTTGGCACCTGCCCAGGAGGGTAGCTGGGAGACGGGGGTAGGTCTCCAGTCTCCTTGCGGTTGGAATAAGGGAAGCTGGAAGCCAGCAGCCCCTCGTGCAGTGTTATGTTTGCGCCGAGCCATTTTAGGCAGCGTGTAACATACGGAAGAAAGTCCACCGGTCCACCGGGTGGCGTTGTGCTTCCTGGCGCATTTGCATCAGCGTGGTGCGCCGTTCCTGGAGTTTGGCTTTGCCCTTGTCCGGGTCTTGGCCAAGCAACTCCGTGTAGTCAGTGAGGATGCGGCCATTGTCGTGGCCAATCAACACACCGGTAGTGGCGTCAAACACGAAGTGCTGGCCACTCGGTGACGTGACGTTCAGCACGGCCAGCCCCTCACATAGCTCCGTGTGCCGGTCGTATTCGAGCTCGGTGCTGATCAGTCCGACGTGCACGCATGGGTTGGTAAGTGCAGCCCAGATTGTGGTCTTCATTTATTGTCTCTGTGGTTGTTAGCTTGGACCACTCCGCGAGCACGCATTTCAGCCTCGACAAGAAGCAGGTAGCGACGAAGATCGCGAACGTCGTCCAAAAGTCCTTCGGGTCGCTGGTCGGCAGCCAGACCAGCGAAGATATCCCAGGCAGGCACCGTCACTCCGGCCCACCGGCTCATTGGTGCCAGTGCCGCTTTCTGTTCTGCGTTGCAGGCTGCATAGTCACTCGGCCACTTAGCTGGGTCGAGCGCAACTTCCATGCGGTCGAACTTACGGCAGAATTGCATGAAGGCACCAGCGCCTCCACGTGACTTCCAGCTATCACCGTAGGAGACTGCGGCCTTCTTCAGACCAGCCGAGTCTTCTTTGATGATACCGGCGATTGCCTCAAAAAGGATGATCTTATCCTCTTGAGTTATGCCATCCAGGTATTCCAGGAAGGCGAATGTTGCTGCTTTATCTGTCATTGGGGCACTCCAGTCCATTGGTCTTTACCGAATTTTTGATCCATGTATTCTCTCCAGTGCACCCATCCTCCGAGTGTATGGAAACCCCATGAACGTTGCTTGCGACCAATAAACACCAACGTCCATGCTGGTATAAATTTACCCCATTCGTCCGTGCGCAGCTCCACCCGATGAATGTCCGTGGCCTTGTGCCGCAGGACACTTCCAGGTCCGCACCAGCGCCGACGGTCAGTAAGTGGCGGGTGGTCCGTTAGGTATTCCCAATAGCCACCGCGCAGGATGAACGTGGTAAAGTTCCACGGATGATCGTGCATGTCATCACGATCGTTCCGGTGAATGTTATGTAGGTAAATGCCGAACCAACGTGATCTCAGCACGAAGTAACGGGTCAGGTAAGGCGAACCGTCTTGGTCGGCAATCGTGAATGGCCGGAGCCACTTGAGTAATAGTTTCTTGATCATACTTCGGGTGTTCTGGTGTGTTCAAAGTGCGTCATAAAGTCATAGACGCTGTTGGGCAACGGGTCCACTTGCTTCTCGAACCAGCCGTTGACCATACCTAGGGCACCAAGAATATTACGGTTGCCGAGCGCAAGCTGGTCATGGCACCACAACCAGAATTCCAGGCGGTCAATCACGTCCAGCCACCAAGCATCGTCCTGACTTAGGATAGGTATTTGGATAGCTTTCTTCTTAGTCACCACTGCCTCAGCGGCACGATACTCGATGCCTAACTGGTCGTTGAACCACTTAGCTGGAGCCGGCAAATCGCCTAACCAGCGTTCGGGTACGTCATGCAGTATCAAGGCCAGGATCAACTCCCGGCTGGCGTCTGGCTTGAGCACCAGCAGCAGCGTTAGGGCGTCCGCCACGTGCTTGCCTACCGTGTATTCACCGACGTGCGGCAGGGTGTGGCAGCGCCTCGTGTTGTTGCACTCGCGAAACATCAGCACCCGGTGCACCAGCCGTTCCGGTGCCATGTCCGGATGTCTGGCCACCGATGCATCTTCGCGCACCGTCTTGAAGGGATGAAATGGTCCATCGTATATCGTCTTAGGCTTATCCATGCTGCACCCCGTCATCCATGACTTTTTCAAACTTCGCTTTCCTGCGAAGTAACCATTCGTTGCCTGCGCGTTGCCAGTCCGGTGCTTCGCATGCAGTCAACGCCTCCAGGGCAGCGCCGTAACGTTCTCCACCTTCCGTCTCCTTGAAACGACGATAGGCGTTGCACATCGGCGCCACCACCTTGCGGAAGAACTTGGTCTTCAGGCCGGGTGGTGTGCCCAGTTCCATAAATGCCTGCAGGTCCGCTTCCCAGTGCTCGATCAATTCCCCTGGGCTTAGTAACGGCTGGTAATTGGTCGTGCCTTGTTGGTAAGGGTCGTTGTTGGCAACTTTCTGATACGGCATATTGCCCAGGGAGAACAACGGCTCGGCGGTGGCCAGGTAGCCGTGCATGTTGTTACTGAACTGGTAGTATGGCCCCATTTCGCAGCCGATCAGCATGGCCAGGTATTCTTGCAGCACACTGAAGTGGACTGCGTTCGCACCGAGCGCACCCCAAACCAGGTCGTTGCTGCGATTGCAAACTGTCATAGTCAGACGGCCTGCCGTGTCGCGCAGGAAGTAGGCATGTGTATTGCAGGGCAGGTCTTTGCTTTGCAGCCCCAGGTCGTGGAAACCATCCCACATAGCCAGCACCTGCCGACGGCAGTCCGGATTGTTCTTGAGTGCTAGCGCAATCGGGTAGAGCTGGTCCTTGCCGAAGTGCTTGCGCCAGCGAAACCCGTAGGCCGCGTTGAAGGTCTGGCCGTCATCCGAGAAGTCCGCCATGCGCTTAACATAGGCAGCGACGAAGGCTACGTCATTTCTCCCGGCCAGCATCCACAGGGACTCGACCAGATGGAAGAACGGATTGCAGTCGCGCTCCGGCCAGAACATTACCCGTTCCCAGGGACGTTCGTATTGCACGATCACCGGTGCCGGGAACACCAGCACTGGTCCATTTCGGCTTTCGCGTTTGACTCCATGTTGCTGGAGTTGATTCATTGCGCAGGGCAACACCTGGTGCACGTTCCGTGCCTGTATTCCATACATAGGCTATTACTTGGTTGAGCGGAAGAGTTGTTTCGGTCTTCCCTGACCGAGCCGAGCACGTTCGTATTTGTCGAATTCGCAGAGCGTGTGCTCGACTTCACGCATCTCCCATAGGGGCCATTGATCGCACCAATACTTGGGGTGGCGCGAATATTCTAAAAGGTTCATCATGCCCAGGGCGAGCACGAGTTGATCTTCGTCTGAGTGGTAATTGAAGTGACCGATCTCGCCGTATACAACCCGGCTTAGGCCACGGGCAGCGCCTGGACCGGCGGACGCCCATTCGTTGATGTCCGTGGCCTGCTCCAGCACCCGTGTGTGGCGTAAGTCAGTGACAATTTCGTAAGCCATGAAGTTACCCACATAGGGAAACTCGCGCAGCAGTTCCCAGGCATAGCGTAAGGTATTCGCCTTACCCATCTTGAACCATAACTCCTTGTAGCAGTCACGTATGGGTGCAAGGATTTCGGCGATACCTTCAAACTTCGTTTTACCGGCTGGTGTCTTAAGCATGTAGGCCGAAGTTACAATGGGTGGCTCCAGCTTGGCCACCTGTGCACGGCAGCGCGTCGTGTCCCAGCCCTTCTCCAGGAGGATATGTGCCATTGCCTCCAGGGTTGAAATGCGATTGAAGAAACGGCAGGCACACATGGCAATGACAACCTTGGGGTCATGCTTCAAGGGCTTGCGGATGTTCTTCTTGATCCACCGCGTGGTGGTGTCGTCCTCGCGGAAGACGTTGCAAAAGCGATACGTCTGGAGTATCGGGTCCGTGGTCCAGGATGAGGCAGGCGTCTTGGCTTCGGTGCGCATCAGATAAATCGCGTAGCGCGTTGATGCGTAACCAAAGAACGGAGCCAGCCCCACCCACTCTTTGGTGGGCGGTAGCTCTTTCATGCCAACCCCAGCATTTCTTCTATGAGGTCAGCAGCCTGCTGACGGTTGCAACGGAAGACCTGGACCGGTTTACCCGGCAGCTCCTCGAACCGTTGCGCCGCACGTTTGGCTTGGCTGTGCTTGGCGGTGGTGTTCTTGGTTGGCACCGGCTCCATTTCGCCTCGCGCCTGACGGCGTGCATTGACACCGGCGAGGCAGGTTTCGATTGTTTCCTCGATGAATACCACCCGGCAGTCAGGCAGCTCCTTGGTGCGATTGATCTCGTTTGTCAGCAGCAGCCCCTCGAACAGCACGTTGCGTCCGAGTGCTATCTGTTCCTGGATAAGTTGATACGTTGTATCAATCTTAGTGATGGTATCACAACCACCGCACGGTGACTCATAGTGTCCCAGGACGGCCAGCTCTGGCGTCCCTTCACCATTGCGCATGATGTAATACAAAGGCTGCTTGCGGTCTTCCACTCGCACCGGCTCCTTGTTGGAGTAGAGACTCATAATGTGACGAACAAGGAATGACTTACCTGAGCCACTTGTTCCACGAATATTGATGATCATAGACTGCTTTGCTCAAACCGACGTTGACTGCTCACTAGACTGGTTTACCCGCCATCCGTGCGGACCAGCTATCTGAATGTTGTCATTTTCGCTGACGCACGTAAAAAGGCAACGATAAGTTACTAAAGGTTATTAACGTGTTATGCACCGGTTATTAACTTTCCAGGCCCACGGCCTTTAGGGCACGCTGGGCAATCATTTCAAACTCGGCCATGGAGAGGCGCTGGGTGGAGCCGGTTAAGTTGTTAACCACCAGCGCGTAGTCCTCCGGCGGACGGATAATGAAGGTTGATTCCTTCGAACGAAGAACCATTTCCACAAATTCGCCTTTCATATCATTGGCCCACTCTTAAGTTGATCAACGTAGGCCGCATTGGTGCGGCCAGTTGCCCTGCAGGAACGGCACTGCACTGCTGAGAAGTCAGAAGACTTGACGCGATAACCATCGAAAGCCGAACAACGGGCATTACGTTGCACCACTACCCAGTTGCGCTCGGCCACCGGCTTCTTACGTTCCGGACAATGACAGTTGAACCAATGCATTACCGTGCGAGCTGTTCGGTGCGATAAAAGTTGCCACTGTTGGTGCTAATCCTGGGGCCAACCCAGCGATGCTCGTAATTGGTGGTAATGGTTTCGGCTTTGCGGGTCCAGGTGTCCTCCAGGCGCATCTTGCTGTCGATACCATAGCGCAGGTTCGGCATACCACGCATGATCACCACGTCCTGGCGGTCAGTCACTGAGTGCCCGTTCTGCTGGAATACGAAAATACGGTGCTGCATTTCCAGCAATGGCCCATCAAAGCGATAACCGAACACGGCCAACTCCCCGATCTCCAGATTAGTCGGATACTTAACCTGGATACGAATAAACTTCGCTGGCCGTCGCACCTGGAGCACCTGCGGAAAGTTGACCCACTGCTGGAAGCGATAGCTAAAGGTGGTCACGTCCGGGTCAAAGGCGACATTGGTGGTGGCGCTATTGAACGGCAGGTTGGAGACAAACACGAAGAAGTTGGTGGGCGCATTGCTCGCCCTGGGCAACACTTCCAGGTGATTGATCCAATTGGTTTGGGCGAATGACAACTCCAGCCACGGGGTGTCCTCAAAGCCACTGACCGCAAACGTATTCGTGTTTCCATCGATGGCATTCGAGGCTGGCAGCACCTGTGACGACTGTGACGCGGACGCGCCTCTGGTGACGTTCGAATTCTGCGCATGAATAACGCCTGTTAGGAGCAGGCCCATTAGTATGATTATTCTTTTCATGGTTTTGGTTTATCTTTCATTTTAAATTCGGCGCAAACTTGTGCGGCGCACCAGCCATACACCACCAGGCCGTTCTTACCACCACCGTTGACGTGCCAAATGTTCGGATGGTCTTCTCCGCAATAGCCAAACTCGTGGTGCTCGACGATAGGCCGGTAGCCGATCATCATCTTCTTTACCCGCATGTCACCCACATGTTGACGCGCATGGCGCAGGGTCAGCGCCTGGACTTCCTGGGCACGTTTCTCGTATTCATCAATCAGCAGCGCCACGGTGTCCGCGTAATAGACCGTGTCCTCGTCATACTGGTAAAGCTTCTCGTGACGGTAAGGTGCCCACATGCCAAGTCTGCTCTGCCCAGGAGCGAGGCGTCCTTCAAAAAGGTAGCAGTGGCCAATTCGTGCCCACACCTTGAGGCTGGACCCATGGCCGTAAAGGCCGATGGGTGCGAGCTCTGGTGCACGATACCCGGCACAGATGATGGTGGGGCCATCGAAGGTCTTCATTGTGCCCTTGCCGGACAGCAGCACCCGCACGCCTTCACCGGTGAGCTGTTCGACTTTACCAACCACGTCCGGTTTGACCAGCACAGCCTGGACCGGGATTTGTTTGACCTTTGGCGCGTCCTTAATTCCAGAGGCGAACGGGTGGACGATCTTAGGTCCATACAGCTCCTGGAGCAGGCGAAAGCCGGTGTCCACCTTGCCACGGTCGAACCGAGTCACCCAGGACGGGGTGAACAGGTTGTCGCTGGGTGGCGAACCGGCTTTCTTGTCTGCATCGTCAATGACACGCACCTTGAACCCTTCACGGCGCAGGTGCGTGGAAACAATTGAACCGGCGAGACCGGCTCCAATTACGTTGATCATCATATGTGTTTCGGCATGTGCTTAAGAAACATCTTTGCCTCGTCCAGTGCCTTGGTCCAAGGCTCCAACCCGGCAGTGATTTCGTCGATGTCGTTGTAAATGGGGTAGTGACCGTTCATGTGGCTCTTCCACTTGCAAAGAATCGTTTCGATCTCCTGCAAGCCCAGGGGACGGTGGTCGTCCGGCGGTGCCTTGAAGTCTGCGAAGACACCCTGTAGGTGTTTGACCACCCCGGAAATAATCTCCACGTGTGCGGCCTTATCCTTTGGCCTGGCGTCTTCGGGCAAGCCCTTCTTCGCTCGCCAGAGCATCAGTGCGGCCTTGGTTGGATCAGTGAACATGAAGACGGCTGCTTCGCTGAAGTCTACCGGCACCTTGAACACTCGCTCCGTCATGTCAGCCACCTTGAACGCAATCCAGGGTCCGAACAGCATGTGTTCCTGGACACGGTTGGCCACGGCGGTAAAGTCGCCACCCTCGCCAATCACGTAATCCACGAACGCTTCCGGCTGCGGATACTTCGTGCGCAGCTCCTTGACCGCCTTGATGGCCGCATTGCCGCGAAAATGCCGCCGTTCATGACCGCGTTCCCACCGAGTGCCAAGTGGCGTCTCGGTTTTGTTCTCCGCAGCCATGTGCATGATATCCCAAAAGCTTTTACCGTCTTTGGTGGAGGCAATATAGCAGGATGGCCCTGCTGCATAGTAACACCAATACGCCACGAGCCAACGCTTGACCCATTTAATCTTGCGAGGGTCTTTGAGGATACCGCACAGCGCGATATAAATGGGGTCAAGATCGTTGGTTTCAAGGAGACGCCTGCCGAATTTTTCAATCGGCAGGCGTTCATAGTTTCGTCCGGCCATACCCTTTATCCTTTCTGGCCGGTTGGCCTTAGGCTTTGACGATTTTGATCACACCATCCTTCTCAGTCAGGCCGTAACCAAGATGGGTGTTGAGCAGCCGGGTGCCTTCGTAGGCGGTGCGGTGGTCCCAGCCGGTCTTCTTCATGATCTGCTCGAAGGTGGCACCCTTGCCGGTCAGCAGCTTGATGACCGTATCGCGTTTGGTGCCTTCCCGGTGTGCCTTGATGTTCTTGCGAGGCTTGAAGTCAAAGGGCTTGCGCGCACGCGGTTTGCGTTCGCCGTTGGACTTCTTTGCGGCCTTGACCTTCTTGACCTTGGCAGGCTTGCGGGTTTTCGTCGCACGAGTGCGTGCAGGCTTGGTGCTGCTGATGTCCTTCGTCTCAATGATGTAGGCTTCAAAGTCCACCGGCTTTTCGCCCTGTGCTTTGAATGCCTCCACCGCCTTGGCGACGGCAGCAGCACGGTCACGGATTTTGGAAACCGTGGAGCCAGTGATTAGTCCGAGAAACCTTCCCAGGTTGACGCCTTGCAGCGCCTCGATGTCCTTGGCCGTTTTGATTGTCATGTTTTCGATTTGCATATTGCACCATTTCTGTTTCGTTGTTTCTGTTTATTCTCGATCCGGCTTCCGGACCTTATTCTTACCATCGTCCGAATCGTGACAGAACTTTAGCCCATACTCGGAAAAAAGCCAATAACAAATTTTGCCTGGTTCTGTTGGGCTATTCGCAGCTCCTGCGTCCAGTGGCCGCATCAATCTCGCAGGCTGCACCTTCCTCGCTCGCCACCGGCTGGGGCTTTGACTCCAGCACGCCAGCACGTTTGCCACCAACCTGGTAGGTGGTGCAACCTTTGCACCCAGCTTCCCAAGCCTGGAAATATAGCGCCTGGAAGTCTGGCCACGGTGTCGTGCTGGGCACGTTGCAAGTCTTGCTGACGGCGCTGTCCACCCATTTGTATGCCTCCGATAACACCGCAAGATGTTCTTGCACCGTCACGTCCGCCGAACGTTTACCCTGGACCTGGAACACCCGCCAGCCGTAGTCCACCACGTTGTGCTTCACCGGCTGATTGCCAAACTCAATCACCGTGCGCTCAAATTCGTAATCGAAGACCGGTTCAATGCCGGACGAAACGTTGTCCGCACAAAGACTAATGGTGCCGGTGGGAGCGATGCTGAGCAGGTGACTGTTGCGTATGCCGTGTTCGTGAATCAGTGCCACCACTTCCGGGTCCAGGTGCGTCAGGAATTTACTTTCCAGGTAACGATCATCGAACAACGGGAACTCGCCTTTCTCCTTTGCCAGTTCAACACTGGCACGGTAGCAACCGTTGGCCAATAACTGCAGGATGCGGCCCATTTGTTTAACGAACTGCGGCGTGCCATACGCATACCCCTGGGCTTCGAGTGTATTGGCCAACCCGGTGACTCCTAAACCCATGCGCCGTTTATTCTTCGCCTCCTTCTCCTGTTCATACAACGGATAGACGGCCTTGTCCACCACATTGTCCATGGCACGCACCACGTGTGGAATGTCCGCCAAGAATCGCTTGTCATCAAAGGCGTAACCATTGTCGCCCAGCACCAAGTATTTGACCAGGTTGAAACTGCCCAGGAGGCAGGCACCGAAGGGTGGCAGTGGCTGCTCGGCGCACGGATTGGTGGCAGCAATCTTTTCGCAGTATTGCAGGTTGTTCATTTCGTTGATGCGGTCGATGAAGATCACTCCCGGCTCGGCCCAGTCCCAGGTCGAGCGCATAATCATTTCCCAGAGCGCGAACGCATCCACTTCGCGGTAAACTTCTTTGCCAAAACGAAGCTGGAAAGTTTTCTTCGCCCTAACGGCCTGCATGAATTCGTCCGTAATGGCGATGCTCAAATTGAATCCGGTCAACTCGGTGGAGTTGTGTTTGGCGCGAATAAAGTCCTCGATGTCCGGGTGGTCCACCCGCAGGATGCCCATTTGTGCGCCACGACGATGGCCAGCACTGGCAATGCACCGGCAACCCGCGTCGTAAACATGCATAAACGAAAGTGGGCCACTGCTGCGTGACTGAAGCTTTCTGATCAGAGCACCTTTCGGACGCAGCGTGCTGAAGTCGTAACCAATGCCACCGCCCATCCGCAGGGTCAGCAGTGCTTCCGAGAAACGGTTGACGATGCTGCCGGTGCCGTCCACCAACGAGTCCTCGATGGTGCCACTGACGAAACAGTTGTAAGGGGTCACGCGCTTGGTGCTGCCGATCGCAGACTGGATTCGACCTGCAGGCATAAAGCGCATGTCAAACAGCATTTCGCGAAACGTATGGAAGTGTGCGTCTCCGTCCGCGAGGGTTGAGGCAATCCGGTTTGCCGCCTCGCGAAAAGTTTCCCCTTCGCTGCGATACTTTTGCGCATGCAGGTGTTGGGAGAAAGGTTGCGTTGGTCCTACTTGCATTCTCATAGATCGATTTGCTTCAATGTGGTGTTCGTTCATAGTGTTAATCAGCCACCACCAATGTTACTCGCTCAGCAGCTCGGGTGATGGCTGTATAAAGCCACTGCGCGCGATTTTGCCTAAAGCAGTGAGACTCGTCAAAGACAAGAACATCATCCCACTGACTTCCCTGGGCTTTGTGCACCGTCAAAGCGTAGCCATAGTCAAACATTTCCGCGTCCTTTGCTGCCCACCACGGAACTTCTTTACCGTCGAACGGTCCAGCGTGTGCCTGGACTTCTACTACCATGCCGTCTGATTCGTCTTGAATGTTCAGGTAAACTTCATCACCGTCCGGTGGGCTCGCCTCCAGGACTTTCCAGATGCCACCATTGAGCAGGCCGATCTCGTGATTGTTCCGCAGACAAACCATTTTGTCGTCTGCCTCTGGGAAGACGGTTTTCCGGCCAAGCAGCTCCCGAAACCTACGATTGAAGTCTCGCCGGGTGGCGTTCATGCCCACCAGGGTCTGTCCAGCAGCAAGCACCACGTCCTTGTTGAATTTGCTTTTGGGCATGACCACTGACGAACCATACGTGCCCAGGGAAGGTCTGCCTTGACCCTCGCGGATGCGGGTGGCTAGGGCGATGATGGGATTGTCCTTCGCCTGCCGGTGGATATCGGTCAGCATAAAGTCCGGTTTGACTTCGGTGAAGTAACCCGTGCCCTTTACCGGCGGAAGCTGGGCCGGGTCGCCAAGCACTAATATCTTTTTCTTAAATGACTCCAGGTCTTTACCAATCATGGCGTCCACCATGGAGCATTCATCGATGACCACTAGCCGCACGTCGTCGCTGGACAATACTGACTGTAGGTTCAAGCTGAACATTGGCCGCAGGACGTTCGCCTTCTCCTCCTTGATCTGTTTGAGTAACTGGTGTTCGAGCTCGTCGAAATTTGGTGGCTTGGTTTCGCCGGAAAGCAGTCGGAGCTGCTCCAGCTTTGCCTCCAGGTCTTTCAGGTGTGCCTTGGACGTGCTCTTAGGCGTGTAGATCAGCTTGTGGATGGTGGTGGCACCAACACAGCCCTTGGAGCGCAGCACGTATGCGGCCTTGCCAGTGAAGGCACCGAACACGGCACGACCGTCCAGCCCTTCGGTAAAACTCTTGGCCAGGGTAGTCTTGCCAGTGCCTGCATAACCGAATAGGCGAAACACCTGCTGGTCACTATCTTCCAGCCAGTGCTTTACGGCGCACAAGGCTCGGTCTTGTTCGGCGCTGAATTGCATATGATGCGTTTGATTTGGCTGCTCAATTCTCCTGCCAGTGTGGCGAGGGTCATACAATTGCCACAAGGTCCAGCGCCGTTACCCTCTTCAAGGTCACAGAACGGACAATCCTCCGGCGGACGAATTGCCTCCAGCAGCTCCAGGTAACGGTCTCGCTCGTAACGAACCTTCTCCACGTGTTGCACTTCAATGACCGCAGGTGCATTCGTCAATGGGTTCAGCACCGTAGGGAGCTGTGGCTGCAACGGGTGCTTGAAGGTTAGTTGCTGGATAAAGATGTGGCCGTGTGCCACTACCTGCTCAATTTCTTTTGGCGATAATTGCCAGCAGGTGGTTATTACTGCTGTCTCCTCGTGCCAGTGGGCCGGCAAAGGCTGATATTCCGGCTGGCGTTCGGCCAGCGTAAAGTTACATTCGGCGAATCTAACGGGTGTCATACTTGTCCAAGTTCTTCTTCTCCACGTCCGCAATGAATTCGTTCATACGCATAATCCAAACGCCATTATTCCAACCCGGCTCTCGCCGAATACATTTGCGTGTGGGTATGTGCATCAAACAAGGCCAGGGTGGCTTGTTGAAGGTCAGGCAGGACTTGATCTGAAGTTTGGCAAGGCGTTTGGCCTGCTCGGCTTCCGCCTTGTCGGTGGGTTTCGGTTGCTGGCTCATACGATAATGTTGGCGCAGGCAGCTCTACCCACCTGCGCCAACGAGGCGTTTCGTCTGCCGATTAGAACGGTTGACCGGGTTTCCTTCCACCGGTTTCGCTCCCTGTCTCAGCACCCTCGGTCTTGGTAGTGCTGTCGTGGGCCAACTTCACGGAATTCTGCTCGACCAGCTTCTTGAATCCTTTCGCTTCTTCGAGCAGTGGACTGCCAGGAGGCACCAGGCTATCCTTCAACCCACCCTTGGCCGGAACCAATTCGAAGTTGAAGAAGTCGCCCTTCGGGTTCGAGTCCTTCACCGTTTTGATACGGGTCAGGTGCGCGAACAAGGGTGGCATCTGTTTGCGGCCGTCCGGAGTTGAGACCTGGAACATTTTGATCTTCGTGTTCCACCGTTTGTAAACGGCAATCTTCGTGGAAGCAAAGCTGATGACCACGGGTTGCGCTGGCGTCACACCGTCCTCATCCACCAAAACAGCGTAGATGTAGAACGTCTCCACCAGATCATTTCCTGCGGGCGTCTTATACTTCCCGAATTCCTTACTCTCCTGACGTGCCTTCGTCACCACATCAGCCTCCGGCTGATACAGGGCAACGAAACCACCGCCTTTGTCTCGTGGCTTCCATTCCACGAACACGTGTTGCGTCAGTGCAGGGACGAAAAGCAATCCTTGCTTCAACCCGTCAACCACTTCTTCCGTGACTGTGTTGATCAGCATTCCTGGCTTACAGTCTTCCCTGTCTGTGATCTGCGGACTGTTCGATTGCAACACACCCAGGAACGGGATGGTCATGTCCGCCTGCGATTGGCCTTCGTAACCTTTCCCAGCATCGTCCCCGTAATCCACGTGGGTGCTGAGTGCGGTTGTTCCTGTCGTCGCCAAGGCTGCACCCTTGGCAGAGTCCTTCTTCGGTTGTTCTACGTTCTTCATTTGTCTAGTGCTCTATGTATTAGTTGATTCCGAGGCAACATCATGCTGCTCTGAACAACGCACAACTTAGACAACATCACCGTGGAAGTAAACCTTTAATTTGTCTTTTTACCGGAAAGTTATACACCAGTTATACACTTTTGAACCTTTCGAGCTCCCGTGTGGCGATATCCCAGCCACTTAGCCAACCCTGTGCGCCGTCCGAGCCATCCGGGTAGGGGCACTCGGTGCGGTCCACCCCTTGCATGGCGTCCTCATACCCCTCCTGGGCAAACGGGTCACTGATCACAGCAGCCACTCCCGCAGGCGCGTCTCGGCTTCCTGCTCGTTGACCCAGCCTTGTAAGGGAGTTGCGCTGCGCACCCGTGCCCACTCCAGTGCCCATTCGTTTCCCATCTGGAGCTGAATGCTTTTACGTGCCGAGTCACCGGCCAGGAATTGAGCCAGTGCCTTAATGAACAAACCTTTTTCTTGTGTGGTCATATGTTTCGTATATCCGGCGGAAGTTTGGAAGGGGGCAACACAATAGCGAGTCGCCACATTTGGTAGGCCACTACCCAGAAGCCCAGGGCGAGCAGCTTCCAAGCAGGCTCTGGTTCGGCACAAATGAAGTAGGCACCGGCAGCGAAGGAGCCACTGCCGACCAGCATGAGGAAGACCCAAAGGACGAACATCATTTCTTCATTTCCTCCGGCATGAGCATCAACCCGGCCTTGATCAGGTCATACTCAATCGCCTTTAAGAAGGTGCCTTGCCGTTGGCCCTGGAGCAGGGGTTTCTTCTCGACCACTCCATTGGCGTCCGTGGTTACGTTGTTGTCCGCGATGCCATGGCGGTAACGCGGCACGGCCTTGGTGCCACAATGCGAACAACGGCAGGCGTCCTCCTGTTGCTGCGCGGCCTTGTAACGGTCGATACGATCGAACAGCACGCAGTCCTCGCCGATGATTTCGGCGATTGGTCCCTGCGAAATATTCTGCTCGCACTTGGGGCACCACTCAATGAACCAGTGCCACCAGGTCGCTGGCCGTTCCTCTTCGTCGAGCCGTGTTTGGTTTTGCTGAATTCTGGTTTCTCTATTGCTTCTTCTTGTCACTTGGTAACTCCACTTTAGTATATGGTTGTCGGTGAACCCCAAACAATTCCGTGGGTATGTCTTCGCCCTTCTCCAGTTGTTCCTTGACGAAAGCTTTGAGGGTCTGTGGGTGGACGCCTTTCTTGGTCTCTACGTTGACCGGCTTCTTACGTTTGGCTAGGTCCAGCGCAAACTTGTCGGCCCACTTCTCTTCGCCCTTGCCAAACTCCACGACAAAGGCACGCTTGATCAGCTTGCTGAACCCATGCTTGTCGAGCCAGGCAAATGCCTTGTCCTGGTTGTCCTTGCTGATGCTGGCGAACAGGTGCTCGTCCAGCTTAATGGTTAGGCCGGACCTGGTGCGAAACTCTTCCATGTCCAGTTCGTCCATCAACGTAGGCAGGGTGGTCTCGCTCATGACCTTCAGCTCCACCTTCTTCGCTGCCAATGCCAACTCGGCTAGCATCACTTCATGCTCCAAACGGCGCTGCGCGTCCGCCAATACGCTGAGGCGTTCCAGTTGCGACTTGGATTGTTCTTTGTCCAAGTAGGCGCTGTAGTCGTGATCAGTCGTCCCACTCGGGTTGTTCTTGTTCTGGTCCTTCGTTTGCATATGCTCCTTCTGCTACTGTTTGTTCTATCCAATCTTCCACCCCACCAACAAGGTGCTCAACGTCACCTTCGCTGATTGGCTCGCCGTCAAAGAGCCACTTTGTTTCTTCTAGTTCTGTCATCTGCTCACCGGCCACGGTGCTGCCATACGGATGATATTGTGTATGGCTGCTGACCGTGGCTATGCAAGTAAAGACGCAGCCTTCAAACTCGAATTCCTTCGTGGCCGTGCTGGTGCTCAAACCTGCTCCTTAGGCAGAATACCTTCCGCCTGCATGCCCTTCGTCATCCACTTTTGAATCCACTGCCAGGTGCTGGCGTTGTCCACGTCCACATCGTTGGCGTGATGACCCATACCGGACTGGTCATCATAAACCAACCCGGCACTGCCGTCGTGACCAAAGTGGAATTGCTTGTGCTCGCCTACGTGGCAAGCCTGACCGGCACGGTAAGCGTAAAGGCGAATAAAGCCATGCTCCCGGCGAAACTCCAGCACGGGTTTGGTGACCATACGTTCTTCGTAGGTCATGTTGATCTGGTTTACCAAGTGGGGAATGGCCGCGTGGACTTCGTCCTGCAAGTCTTCGCTGTGTTCTTTTAGCCACGCTTCCGGGGTGGTCTTGTCTTCCGGCTGGCCAGCAGCACGCTGACGGCTCCGGCGGTTTGTTAAGGCTCGCTCGACTTGCTCCAGCAGGTCGCTGCGTTCGATCACTATTACTTTGCGCTCAGTCATATGTTTCTCCATTTCTTTTTTCGGTCTGGCCACATCGGCCTAAACTACTATCGGCCAAACTCGGAAAAACTTTAATCCTGTGCATCCTCGCTGGTCCATGTAAAAAAGGCAACTGCTATTTTAGCGCGCACTCGATGCGAATGTATTTGCCGTCCTTGCCGGACCACTGGAGCAATTGCAGACGGCCAGTGCGCTCTGCGGCCAGCGCCACGGTCAAGCCCATCAGCACCGGGTTGCCAATCAGCAACAAATAATCTTCAGCAGTAAACGTCGCCAGCTTGGTGCGCAACTCCGCAATCATGCGGGCAGCGTTCCAGGGGTTGGCCGTTGGACTCAATAAGAAAACCAACTCGCCATACTGCTCGGCTGGTTTCAGATCAAACTTCGGCACCAGCTCGCCCTTCGCCCCATCCCAGCGTTGTTGCTTTTGGACTACGAAGACTTTGCTCATATCCAGGCTTTAAACTCGTCGCCAAGCACATACAAGGCAACATCACGTTTTTCGCGCAAGTCACTGATGATTTTTTCGTCCACCGTATCCTGTGCCACCAGATCAGTGTAGCCTACCGGATGCTTCTGCCCTGGGCGATGCGCCCGATCTTCGCTCTGCAACCGTTTACCGAGCCGGAAGGTAGTGTTGTAATAAATGACGCTGCGTGCCTGGACCAGAGTCAGTCCCTCACCGGCACAATCCTGATTGGCCACGAACCACTGCCGCTTACCGTCCTGGAACAGCTTCTTGTTGTGTGCACGTTCATCGTCATCCACCTTGCCATCGTAACGCACGCACTTCTTGGGCCCAAGGAGTCCAATGATCTTCTCGATGTCCGGGGTGAACTTGGCGAAGATAATTCCCTGGTGCGGGACTTCCTCCACGATGTCGCCCAGGAGGGACAACCGTGGGTTGCCACCGGCAATTTCGTGGATGGGCTCTTCGCCGTCCGGAGTAGGGATGTAGCCACTGCAGACCTGCTGAAAGCGTAGCAGCCGGGTAATGGCCAATGGTGCCGTGACCAGCTCGGTCTCGGTCAGCCAGGTCATGTATTCGTCTTTCAGCTCGTCATAGATACGGCGCTGCTCCTTGGTGATTTCAAAGTAACGCTTGGTAAAGAGTTTCGGCGGTAGGTCGAGCACGTCATCCTTGAGCACCCGATCGCTATGCGCTTTTAAGATCTGAGCGAGCTCGTCCAGGTTCTTGTAACCGACCAACAGCTCCACCTGCTTGCCACGGCTGTCCTTGACGTATTCGTGTTCAGCGTAAACTCCGAAGTGGCTCTTGAACATCGCATAGTTGTCCAGGCCGTATTGTTTCCAGAAATCAAGGTCCAAGAACTTCATGATGCTGTAGGCATCAAATGGACCGTTCTCCAGAGGCGTGCCGGTCAGCACCCGTCGCCAGTTCGCATACTTCGCGGAAGCGTGTATGGTTTTGCTGCGCTTGGCGTTCGGGTTCTTGAAGTGCACCGCCTCGTCCGCCACGTAAAAGCATTTGCGGCTCTCCACGATATCATACAAGAACTTTTTGCAGTTCTTAGTAATCACGGACGTATACGGGATGGTGATGATCACCAGCCCTTGATGCTCCTTGATCTCGCGCAACCTACGCTTGTAGGTGTCGGTGTTGGACTTGTTGTTTTGCCAGAAGAACAACTCCGTCTCTTTAATCAGCCACTCCGGCACGTGCACCGGCACTTCGTCGGTAATCCAATTGCGGTGCACACCATTCGGCGCAAGCACCAGCAACGTATCAATCTCACCTTGTAAGAAAAGATGCTGCGCATGATCAAGCACCACCTTGGTCTTGCCCGTGCCCATCTCCCAAAACAATGCCCACCGTTTCAGGTCCAGGCGATTCTCGAAATAGCCACGCTGGTGACTGAAAGGCTCCGTCCTAAACTCAAACCGCATATTACTCCATTTCTATGTTAAGCCCTGCGCGTCATGCCCAGGAGCTGCTCGCCCCTAGGATGAGCCGGGTTGCAGCCGGTTATCAAGCCCAGGGTGCGCACGGCCAGCGCCTAGGGACGTTACAGGCGCAACGGCCTGGAGGCGTCTAGCGCGTGTGGCCAGCCTGCTGGGGGTGTGCTCAACCCTCCTCACGTGGTTAAGCGCACTTCTAGCCCACCTAGGCTGGCCCCTCCTCGACCTACTCCCTCTACTTACCCTTAGAGAGAAGAGTAGAGAGAGTAGTAGGGGTGGCCAACCCGGCTGCTCCTGGGTCTCGTGATTTACCCCCGTAAGGTCGAGTTCGGGGAGTAGGTTAAGTTGGCCCCACGGCTGCTGGGCTAGAAATGCGCTTCAAAGTCAGCCGTGGGGTGAGTAGGTTGAGTCAGGGCACAGCCTGTATGGCTTTTGGCGCACGGCTGTTGGCCAGCGCCTCTTGGATGGCCACCCTCAGCTCCATGCGGAGTGCGGCCTTGCGGTCTTCCTCCTGCACCCGGAATTGTTCGTTGAGGATGGTTTGTTTAGTGACCCAGGGCATCCAGCTCAAAAGCACGGCCAGGAGAATTGGAAGAAGAATCGTCCAAAGCACCTGTGTCAACTTGAACAGGAATGCCCAGGCACCGTTTAACTCGCCTAGGGTTTTGGCTGGTGGCTTGCCCATAGCTAGCTTGCGGGTGGAGGACCAGCAACGCCACCCCGTATCCCGTCACACAAAACGTCCAGCAAGTTCCAGACGAATTCATCTTCCGGCAGATCAGCTTTGAGTCGATCCGCGTAGTTCAACTCGAAGATCGCAATGATCGTGTTGAAGCTGGTCCGCACCAGTGGGTCCACTCGCACGTCGGATGCGTCGAGAATTCCCATTAGCCTCGCGCGAAAGTTTACCAGCACGAATGCTTTCGCATCGCGCATTTCGCACGTCACCACAGCGGCTGCAGTGAAGTATCCTCTAACGTCCGGGTTGCCATCGATCACCCGGCCAGTGGCTTCGGTAATCAGTGGCTTCATGACCGCACGGACTTTCTCTGTCTTAATAGGATCATAGACAGTCGTGCCATCAGGACCAAGAGTGGTGCAGCCCACCAGGAAGAGGCAGGCTAACAACATCACGGTGAACTTGCAGCCGGTAAGAAACAAACTTACCGTGGCAATAATCAGCGGTGCTTTCTTATCATCCACGACGCCTACCAGCTCGCCGGTGTGCTTGATTCCGGAGTGCAAGCCAATGGCAGCAGCAACGGTCAGCAGGCCGGTAATGATATTCGCCAGGGACCAGTCATTGCCATTCAGCAAGACGATGTAGGCAGGCACGCCCAACACAACGTTCACCACGGGAATGGCTTCGTTGGGAAAAGATTTCCAGGCGTGCTTGAGTAGGGCAGAAACGAACATGACGGCCATCATAAGACCGCCGATTGATTTCAAGTCGATGTTTTCCATAGTATACGGGTAGTTGTATTGATCGACGACTTTGCTCGTGTCCCTTTTAGCTGCCCCTAAGCCCAGGGGGCAAGCCTAAATTACCAAAACCGCGTGCGCCTTTTGGCCACTGCTGGGGGACGTGATGATCAGCAGTGTTTCATCTGTGTCAGCGCCGTTCTGGGTGTGACGGATTTCGAGGATGTCACCAGCCACGACGCCAGGCAGGTTGCCGCTAGTGCCACCGGTGTTGATCACTGTGACCCAGCCACCACCGTTGATGCGCGCTTCCAGCTTGGCCACACCAGTGAACACGCTATGACCAATGACGAACGAGTAAGTGCCAGTGGTCGGTGCCACCCATTGCGGGCTAACCTCACCATCGTCCAGGGTCGAGAGATTAACGTTGGCGCTCAACGCAGTGGTAATTGCGAAGTCATGCAGCACGTCCTGGGTTGCGGACTGCAATCCGCTATTGGTGTGCTGGGTCTTGACGATCACCCGCATATTCGGTGGAACGTTTCCGTTAGTATAGCGGAGTATCTTCGCACGACTACTGCGCACGTCGTTAATGGCTGCATACGTTATGGTGAACAGGAGACTCGCACCTGGATTCAGCTCGTATACTTCGAGCTGGTGCTGAGTGGTATTCGCTGACGGGAAGTCTGCGGGCAGGATAGTTTCATCAATGGCTGCTTTGACTTCGTTCGTGTTACGAAAGTCTCGCCGTATCCAGCTCGTGGACATGCCACGACCATCGTCTGCGGCACCCACTGCGTCATCAATGTTGATGGACGCCTGATACACTCCACCGTTGACCCGCAGCTTGGCTACCGGGTAGGGCTTCAAGTGGCGATTGGCGATGGTGATGGAGCTCGCTGTCGCGCTGCCGCTAGCCAGGCGATTGCGACGGCTAATGGGAATAGGTTTAAGCGAAACCGGCGAAGAGTCGAAC